AGATACCTATAATGGTAATAGAAGTCTCCTATAATTATTACTTAACTTTATTTACTATTATCTTTTATAAACTTATAAACTTTTTACTATTTCTAAAAACTTTTACAACTTTCTATTTTCCTAAAAAACTCTAAAAGTTTCTAACTTATCTAAGTCTTCCTCGCATTCGCTAAAATACATAGTATTATTCTTTTTATCTTTTATAACACCAGTAATGGTAAGAGACATCTGCTATGTTATCTTAGTGGTCGGCAGCGTAGCAGCGCGGCTAGCGCCCTAGGATACAGCATAGAGAACATCAAGTATGGTTATAGAAGATACCTATAATGGTTATAGAAGTATTATTGATGTGTTATGCGGGTTAGCGAAGCGCGCATACTATATTAAGAGTATTTATGCTTCGCATATTTCCTTATATACTATGCGCGCTTCGCTAACCCGCATTATATACAAGATGATACTAGGTTATGTTATAGAAGATACCTATAATGGTTATAGAACGATGTTAAGAGGTGTCTCTTATAATTATTACTTACTATTATCTTTTATAAACTTTTACAACTTTATATTTTCCTAAAAGTTTCTAACTTATCTAAGTCTTCCCTCGCATTCGCTCGCATTCGCTAAAATACCTAGAACTAACCCTTACAATACCAGTAATGATAATAGGATGTTCTAATGATTAGCAAATCACGCTAAACTATACTATCTATCCTCCATCGCATTCGCTAAAATACCTAGTATTGCTAAGGATATAACACTAATACCCTCCTATAATTATTATTACTCAACTTCTACAAATTAAAAAATGATACTTATCTTTATCTTAATAATTATAAAATATTACTATGCCTTTATCCCGTATATTCCACCTGTCAGACCTACATATCCGTAATGGTGATAATACATTCTCACGATATGAAGAGTATAGACAGGTATTTGGTGAAACCATCGTATCTTTAAACAACAATATAGCAGACCTAAAGTTATCCTTTGATGATTTTATAATAGTCATAACAGGCGACATCTTCCACAATAAGAATGTTATAGGGAACTACGGGTTGTTTATTTATCGCGAGTTTATCCAATCGTTATCTAAGATAGGTAGGCTGTATATTATATCAGGCAACCACGATTACGACCAGAGCGACCCTAATAAGCCGTCGCTGGTTTATTCTTCAACCTTTGATATCCCTAATGTAGTCGTTTTAAACTCTTCAACATCCTTTGTTATTGATGATGTGGGCTTCTCGTTTGTTAGTATTAACAATACTCTAGATAAATATAGAAATAGCGGGCGTATCCAAGATTTACCAGCATTCCCTATAATAGCCGAGCCCGTTAAGTATAAAGTAGCCCTGTTCCACGGAACTTTCGCATCCGCTAAATTATACAACGGCAAATCTATAGAAGAAACCTTCAACCCTTACCCTCTAGAATGGGTTCAGGAGTTTGACTATGTCTTACTTGGTGATATCCACAAGCGTCAGGTATTCCCTTATAAAAAGAAGACTATTTGTGGCTATTCTGGTAGCCTTATACAGCAGAACTTTGGTGAAGACATTATAAACCACGGGTATCTTATATGGAACCTTGATGGAAGCGAAGCAAGCGAAGCGTGCAAAGCGTGCGAAGCGACTGAGATAAATGTTTATAATGATATCGGGTATATCAATATTGTTGAAGATGTCTCTAATAATATCCTTATTAGAACGAACGGAGGATATACAGAACTCCTTTATTCTTATATTAAAGAGAATATCAACTATTTCCCTAAGAATTTGGAAATAAAGGCTTTTACAAAGATAAACTTCCAATCTCTTAGCATCCTGTTGAACTCCTTTGACATATCCTTTCGTATTGTCTCTAAAATGAACGACAATTCTAACAACAGGTTGAACGACAGGTTGAACGACAGTTCCAACGACAGTTCTAATATGGACGCTGCTAACGCTGCCGCTGCCGCTAACGATACCCTTAGCAGACTGGATACCGACTATTTGCTAGATTATTTTAAGAAACTCTTGACGCCTGACAAATATAAGATATTGCTAGGTATAATTAAGGATAAAGAAACGCTGTTGTTTGATATATCTAAATATCCCGAAGATTTACACGCTGACTGTATTAAACGCAATAAGGACTTAGAGCCCATCATCAATCTCTGTAATGCGACAGACGATACCCTGTCTCTTAAAAAATCCTTTGTGATTAAATATCTGGAATGGGAGGGTCTGTTGTGCTACCAAAACAAATGCTCTATCAACTTTAAAGATTTGGACGCTAAGACCTTTATGATTAAAGGCAGCAACGGAACAGGTAAGTCTGCTATCTACGATATCCTACAGTTGGCTATATGGGCTACCAACAATAAGTTTGATACCTACTCAGCGGGATTTATAAACCACAATAAGGATGCTGGATACACCATAATAGATATAGAGATTGAAGATATAACCTATCGTATTAAAAGATGCTTTAACAAAAAGAAAGGCACCTTTAAAATCAACAACAAGTCCTCTGTTCTTTACAAGTATAATGAACTACAAAAACTAGAAATACTGAAGAAAGATACGGCGTGTAATGCTGAAGTTAAATCCTTGTTCGGTGATATAAACACCTTCTTATCAACCTCTATGATTACCCAAAGCATAGATAATGATATCCTCGCACTCAACTACAAGGATACTTTGGCGACTATTGACAAAGCCCACAATATCCAGTTTATCTATCATCTCTTTAATCTCTTTAAGATGGCTATAACCAAATACAAGGCATTTGGTAATGTTATACAAAGCAAAAAAGAGGTCTATGAGAAGTTGCTCTTTAACGGGGTTAATGAGGATGTTGAAGAAGAGGCGCTAGCACAACTTAGAGAAGAACAAGAGAGCCTCAGTATTGACAGAGATACGCAACAGAATGCTTACAATAGCATAAATGTTGATATTAATAACCAAGCAAATCTGGATATTGCCGATACCGATTATACAGGTCTTATTGGCGACATCCTAGCAAATGTAGCGACGGACGAAGAATACGCTAAATACAAAGAGCAGTTAGGACATTACAACTATCTATATTCTGTAAATCTTAAAGAACTTAAAAGATTATCTAAATTGTATTCACAGCAACTTGAAGACGACTTTAATAAATTACCTAGTGCTAGTATCAATAAGCCTTGCGAAGCCTCCTACCTGAAAGACGAAGAGATAGCCTTGCAAGATTATATGGATATTGAGAGCGACGCTGCTAGCGAATACGACGCCAACGGCGACTTCCTTATTAAACAAAAGAACGACTTAAAAAGAAGTAAGGATACGCTCAGCGAATTGATTTCTAATAAGCCTAACAAGCCTGATAAGATTTCTACACAATCTCCAGATATTGCCTCAATAACCTCTATAATATTAAAGATATGTGGTGGCGATATAGATGCGTTTAATGAGTTCATATCTTGTAATACCAAGCCGTCGTCTATAAACACCACAAATATACTAAAGAAACTGAGAGCCGCCGCTAATGGTAATGCCGCCGCTGCCGCTAATGGTAATGCTAATGGTAATAATGATATATCCATAGACTATTATAAAACTGTTCTAGATAGCAAGGCTGCGCTCATAGAAGAAATAGCGAATGTTAAAGAGACAATTGCGACTTACGAGAACGACTTTAATGCCTCTTTCTCTATCCAGCAGCAATTAAAGGCAGTTAATGTGCCTAGCGAAGCAATAACCTATAAACAGTTTAAAGGCGCTGGCTCAATTGCTAAGGAACTGAAGAATTATGACATAGAGGCTATTAATGTAGAGATAGCAGCCGACGAAGTTATCATAAATAAATACAATAAAAAGATTGCGAAGATTGACAAACTGAATAACGATATAGAAGTTTTAAATAAGGAACTGAAGGTATTCACGACAAACCATAAGTATAAATATAACCCTGATTGCTGCGTCTGCTGTGATAGACCTTGGGTCTCACGCATTAAGGAGATAGGAGTTGCTATGGATACGCTAACGGGTTCTAGAGACGCCATAGAATACAACGCAGACGACTTTGCGATGGTTAGCGAACGCCTAGCAGAGAATGTGGAACAGAGAAACAGGTATAATTTGCTGAAGGCGTGGTATCACTATTATAAGTTTAAAGAGGGGCACGACAAGATAACTAAAGAACTGAATAATATTATTAGTTCTAAAAATGAAATGTATGAGAAGTTGTTAAGGGTTGAATTAGAACTGAAGAACATAACCTTATATACCGAGTATTTTGTATCCTATGCGTTTATGCTATATGAAGAGTTGAATAATATGCGGCTGAATGTCGCTTATAAGGAATGGGAGAGCGGCTATAAGGAGACAAAGATGCGAGTTGAGGAACTAGAGAGAGCCATTCATTTTAGTGAGGTTATAAAGCCACGGATAGCGAAATACCGAGAACTGAAGAGATGCTATGATGACTGGGTATCATTTGATAGACACAAGAAGATTATAGACGGCTACCACTATTGTAGGCTAAGCAAGATTATAGAGGTCTGTGATTTATACAAAGAATACGAGAGGTGCGAGACGCTGAAGCCGCTTATTAAAGAGAAGATTAGGTTAGGGGCGTTAATAAAGAGCCTAGAGGGTGTGATGAAGAAGGTGAATGAGGATATCGTGAAGTATTCCACAATAAACGCTTATAATAATGAGAATAAGGCGAACTATAGTGCCCTAATGGCGGTTGAGAGCGATATCAATAATATCATAGAGGTTCTAGATACCATCCTAATAAACTTTCAATCTTTTAGGAAGGAACTATATGATAACCTAATTCTTAATAAACTTGCTGAGCGAACCAATAAGATTATTAAAACCCTGTGTCATTCCAATACAAAACCTTTTAGGCTCAATTATAATGTTGATATATCTAATGATACCGTCCATATCAATTGGCTAATCCATAATGAGAATATTAGCGACAGCAGCGGCAGCGGCAGCGGCGGCGCCGAAGCAGACAAGCAGTTCATCTCAGTATCTCAGGCGTCTGGTTTCCAACGCTTCGCTATCTCTATGGCGCTGCGCTTATCGCTGTATTTCAATAATTACGATGTGCTCTGTAGGCAACTCTTTATAGACGAAGGGTTCATCAACTTTGATAAGAATAATCTGTCGGTCGTCCCTGTGTTTCTTAAAAGCCTCTTACATTACTTTAATACAATTGTGGTTCTCTCGCATATTGATATTATTCAGGATACGGTTGATGAGACCGCTGAGATATCCTTTAACAAGGCTAGCGGTGTTTCTAGGATTGCTTACGGGTGCTGAATAAGGATATAAGCGTTAGACGCACTAAGAATAGGGAGCGAAGCAGCGAAGCAGCGCCGCTGATAATAATCTGTCCTAATAAATAGAAAGATAGATGCCTCGTGATAACCTAAAGTTGTTGAATGTATCAGGGAGGAACAACAATTGTTTTTTTAATTCGCTCTATGTAGTTGTTAAAAACAACGAGACATTTAAGCAGTTATTTGTGGGGGCTGCTAACGGAAACAAGATACGCAACGGAGCACAACTGAGAAAATACATTTGCGAGTTTCTAATACACCGAGGGCACAATAAGTTTAGGGGATATCTAGTGATGGCTAAGTCATTACTGACTGCGTATTCTAATGACAAAACTGAGTTATTAAAGATGCACGATAAATTGATGGATGTAGCACAATTGCTGAGCGTTAATAAAATAGAGGTGGTATCTTTGATTGAAGCGGATATCCTAACAACGAATGTTGCTACAAAGGACGGGATACAAAGTCTGCTCGCAAAACACTTGCCTACCACAGATAGGATGCCTTCTATGCCTGAGTTCGCTTTGTCTATCCAAATGATTAAAGATGTTTTTAATATAATTGTTTTACCTATTGTTTTACAAAGACGAATGAGACAGGATGAGAGACCTAGAAGTATAAACCTGATTAACAAGTATAACTATGGAAAAAAGAGAATGGCTACTGGAGATGCTATACTAAGGTCTATGAAGATGGATATAAAGGATGCTAATGTTGTTAATAAGATACGAGAGCGGATTGGAAACAAGTTTGAAGAAATGAATAAGAAAAAGGGCTCTTCACGAATGTATAATAAGGCTAGTGAATATACCTTTGCGGTTCTAATAACCGACCAAGCACATTACCAAGTATTGTCATTAAATGGTATGTCAGCCCTTAAATATGTCCCTAGCAATTACGATGACTTGAGTATGTTTATTTTCTCTAGCGACAATTCATTCAGTTTCTCTCAAGAGAGCATAAGAAGCCCTCCAACATACGCCGAAGGACTAAAGATGTAATCCGCCAAGATACTGCCGAGATGTTGCTAGATGTTGCTAGATGCTGCCGAGATGTTGCTAGATGTTGCCGAGATGTTGCTAGATGCTGCTAGATGCTGCTAGATGCTGCTAGATGCTGCTAGATGCTGCTAAGATACTGCTAGACTTACTATTATTTTTATTCTTTATGATACCACTAATGATAAAAGGAATGCTAAGTATTACTATTATTTATTTTCTAAAAGTTTCTAAGTTCTCTAGCATTCGCTAAAATAACTAGTAATATTATTTTTATTCTTTATGATACCACTAATGATAATAAAGGTATGCTAGGTTGTTTTATGCGTGCTTTGCTAACTCGCATACTATATAAGGAAATATGCGAAGCATAAATGCTCTTAATATATGATGCGTGCTCCGCTAACCCGCATTATATACTAGGTAATACCTATAATGGTTATAGAAGATGCCTATAATGGTAATAGAAGTATGCTAAGTATTACTATTATTTATTTTTCTAAAAGTTTCTAAGTTCGCTAAAATACCTAGTATTATTCTTTTTATTCTTTATGATACCACTAATGGTAATAGAATGTTCTAATGATTAGCAAATCACGCTAAACTAAACCATATATCCTCCATCGCATTCGCTAAATTACCTAGTATTGCTAAGGATACATCATAGAGAACATCACTAATGGTAATACAAGTATTATCTAGTCTTACTATTATTTATTTATTATTATCTTTTATAAACTTATAAACTTTTACTATTTCTAAAAACTTTTACAACTTTATACTTTTCTAAAATTCTCTAAAAGTTTCTAAGTATCCTTACTTTCCTAAAAATACTTAGTATTATTCTTTTTAATCTTTATGATACCAGTAATGGTAATAGAAGTATGATAGGTTGTGTTATGCGATATATCGCATCATATATTAAGAATATTTATGCTAGGTATGCTTTGCTTACCGCGCAATATTTCCTTATATACTATGCGATATATCGCATCATATACTAGATGATACTAGGTTATGTTATAGAAGATGCCTATAATGGTTATAGAAGATGCCTATAATGGTTATAGAAGATGCCTATAATGGTTATAGAAGATGTCTATAATTATTACTTAACTTTTTATAAACTTATAAACTTTTACAACTTTATACTTTTCTAAAATTCTCTAAAAGTTTCTAAGTTCTTCTAACCTTCGCTAGCATTCGCTAGCATTCGCTAGCATTCGCTAAAAACATACCTAGTATTATTCTTTTTTTATTCTTTATGACACCACTAATGGTAATACTTAGCATACTTCTATTACTATTATTTATTATTTCTATTATCTTATAAACTATTATTTATTCCCTAAACATACCTAGTATTATCCTTTTTATGACACCACTTACCTACATCCTTTATAGAAGATACCAAGTATTACATTAGCACCCATTCTAACAACCCTTATTTTATAGGTTTTTGTATATATAAGGGATACTGTAAATTACTAAATATATATGGAAGGTTTAATAGATACACGAAACGAATATATAGAACACATACAAGATATTCTTAGTGTCGCTATATCTAAGAGAATATATGCTATATATACCGAAATGATGGAAGAGAAAAAAGGGTTAAAGGGGTTCCAGAATGAACTCTATAGCATCCGCAAATGGAACAATAACATAGTTAGTGATGAATATAAGAAGATTGTTAAATATACCAAATGTAAATACCTGTCTAACCTTATTAAAATCATCATTATTACCACTATAAAGATAAAGATATATGAGTATAGAGAGCAGTTTGATAACATTAAAATAAAGATACCTAATCCTGAAGACTTCGTCCATAAATGCTATATAAATGCTGCTTCTTTCTCTTGGAAGAACGCTTACTTATATAACAGAAACAACATTAAGGATGCTGAATACCAAAACAACCTCAATTTGATTGAAGAAAATATAAGAGCGATTATAAAGAAGACTTTTAGAGACTTCGTGCCTTTTGACGAAATCTTTAAACAGATTGAAGATAACCTAACAGGTAATGTGAAACAGTTTAAGGATACTGGAGGCGGTAGCGTTGCTAGCGGTGGAAGCGGCGGAAGCGTTGCTAGCGAAGATAGTGAAGAAGAAAGCGAAGACGAAGGCGAAGAAAGAGTTGAAGAGATTGTTAAAAAAACAAAGAAGGTTGATAAAGCAGCCTCTATTGAAAAGGTAAAGAAAGCCAAAGCAGAAAGCGAAGCGAACGCTAGTGATGAAGAAGAAAGCGAAGCGGACGCTAGTGAAGACGATGAAGAAAGCGAAGCGGACGAAGAAGAAAGCGAAGCGAACGCTAGTGAAGACGAAGAGGAAAGCGAAGCAGACGAAGAAGAAAGCGAAGCGGACGATAACGAAGAAGAAAGCGAAGAGAACGCTAGTGAAGACGAAGAAAGCGAAGCAGAAGAAGATGAAGACGAAGAAAGCGAACCTATAACTGTTTTAAAAGAAGATACTGAAAATGTTTATAGTAAAATAAATAATATTGTAGATATACCAGATATACCATTAACAAAAAATAGTAATGAAGTGTATAATAAGCAACCACAAGAGATACTATTTAAGGCATTCACTAGCAGCGGCAGCGGCGATAGCGAACAAACGAATAAACAAGAAGAGGAAAGCGACGCTAAGGACGCTAAGGACACGAGGGACACGAGCGAAGCGAGGGACACGAGCGAAGCGAGCGAAGCGAGGGAGGTGCCTGATAATATACGCAAGGAGTGGAACAGTATTAAAGACGACTACCATTCTTTATCTCAGGAAAATACAGCGTATAATAAGAAGTATGAAGCGACAGCGGGAGCGACGGGAACGACAGGAACGACAGGAACGACAGGAACAAGCGGTAAATACGAGAATGACGATGATGACGCTATAAGTATCGCTAGCGTCCGTAGCGTCGCCAGCAATATCACAGATATCAGTATGATAAAGAAGATACATATTAAAGAAGCCTCTAATAAAACCAAGAAGCCCAGTTTCTTCTAAGAAAAAGTATTTAAAAATAAGATGATATAGTAATATTGAATTATTAAAATAAAGATGTTGATGGTTCGTAAGTCCTCTTACTGTTTCCTCTGCTATTCGGCGGACAACATCATATATACCAATACCATATTCGTATGTAAGAAATGTAATACTGTGGTTAAAAGATGCGATATATGCAACCTTTATTGCGGCGATAAATGCCTAGAAATGTTTGACAGATGTCTTACTATTACATAGCCTAATAAGTATTCTTCTTAACTTTAATGAGTTTAGAGTTTTTCTTTTTAACAAAGACACCTGGGTCATAATCCTCTATGTCTTCTCCTTCTTCATTCGTAAGCCCCATTAAGTCTCGCTGGTCTTGTAATGCTTGCATCTCCCATAGGTCGTGGGAACACATCTTGTAATTGATGTCCTGTGCTTTATACCAGAATACGATGTCTGATATATTGTTAGACTGGACTTTATTATCTATAACAAGGCACTCAAAGTTCTCGGTGCACTGGTTCATCACTTGGTTAAACACATCAAATGTCGGGAACATACCCGCATAATGGTTGTATATCTTCTCTCGTTCTTTAACTATATTATTACGAAATATGAAGACATAGTCAATATTAGAACGCAAGTCAGGCGGCAATCCTAGCCCGTGCTGCATAGTGATTAAAAGAAATATCTTGTAATGCCTCCCGTTCATAAAGATACACCTGATGTTCTTGTCGGTCATCGCCGACTTGTTATACATACAGTCGTCTAATATCAAGAAGGCTCGTGGGTCTATTGATGAGTTCCCGTGCTTAGCCATATCCCGCTTTCGCTCATTCGTTATGTTTATCTGGCGTGTCAAAAACTTGCTTATCAACTTCTCCTCCAGTTCGTCGTATATCAGCATTTTGGGGATAAACTTCTCAAAGTAGCCGTTCGCCCGTTCTGTAGGCGATACCACAACGCCCACAGGTATATCCTTGTTATGGCTGAGAATATCCTTCATACAATAACTTTTACCAGTATTACGCTTGCCGATAAAGGTAACTACCGAGTCACCCTTAATCCTCGCAGGGTCAAACCTCTTAAGTTCTAGTTTCATTTAATTTATAATAACAAAAATAATATATTCTATGTATCACAGAACAAACAGAGTGCTTATATGCTAAATAGCCGCAAAGAATATATAAAGGATATGTGAAGAATATATAAGGAATACTGGGAGATATTACTATATTGCTAACCGCTAGCGACCATATATGAAGCATTACTGGATTAATATAGATAAGACTTGCGATACTGCTGACGCTAACGACCGACGAGCATTTATGGAAGAGCAGTTTAAAAGTAATAAGTTAGAAAATGTTAGGATACCTGCTATAACGCCAAAGGACTTTGAGGAGGTGCTAGAAGATAAGCGCCCTTTAACCTGTAAGCACCCAGGATGCGTCCGGTGCGAATATGAATACGCTTGTATATCCAGCCATATTAAGGCGATGATTGAGGGGCTTAAGGACGCTGATAACGAGTGGTTCGTGGTGATGGAAGATGACATAGTGATACCTTTTGATATCAATTATAACAAGTTGATTAGCGAACTGCCTCCTGACGCTCAACTGGTTCAGTTGCTGATTTTATACGGGGCTACTGTTAAAACCCTGTATGAACTGTCGGTCGCGCATAATATGCGGTTTATTAAATGGAGATACCTATTACCATCTACAGGTATGTATATTATATCCCGAGAAGGTGCTAAGATACTGGTCGGCAAATACTTTAAAAATAATAAATATAACTTTACAAACTGTCCGTTCCAAGTGGTCGCTGATGTCGCCCTCTATTCGTCTATAAACTCCTACGCTACCACATTCCCTTTTGCTTTTCCTAATATAAACTTGGTGTCTGAAATACACCCCGAGCATTACGAAGCACATAAACAAACCTACCTAGAAATTATGGAGGTTATAGATACGGCGGTTGAGAACAAAACGATACCTTATATCCAATCGCCTAGCGTCCGTCCCTAATCTATATACAAGATACGCTTATATCCTTTCCTAGGTCTAGCCTAGTACATCTTATGGTCGCTAGACTGTTTAAGCGATAGCGGCGTATGCTTATCGTCGCTCTTCGCATTCTCTCCAATATTGTATTTTTCGTTAAAGAAATAGATTACTATTAGTTGTTTGCGGTGGTCTCTCAGTTTATCCGTGCAATACAATATATATGTTTCGTCCTTTCCATTAAGGTTCTTATTTTTTATCCATACTTTAAAGAGTTCATTATAGAGTATTACTGATTGGTTGATTAGCGGATACTTGTCTATCTTGTTGGTCGCCAGCATCTGTGCCTCCTCTGCTAGTCCTATTATATGTAGAAAATGCTTCGTGATACAATCACGGCACCTCTTGTTCTTGTTTGTTAGATGCTCCTCTAATAAAATAGACTGCTTGATGATTTGCTGCATATTATATCTAGGGTCGCTAACAGGGTCTATTGAGTCACAAGAAGTAGAACAAGAGCCCGCAGCTCCCTTAGTCTGCTCTTTATAATTTATATTTAAAAGCGTAGCCGTGTTAGAGCCTATCCCTAAGTGATGGTCGTTTTGATTGTGAATATACCACAATATTATTATCGTTGATAGTATTATTGTGAAGACAATAATAAATGTTTCTAATATATTCATCATAAAATATTAATTCTACTAATATAGCAGAAATATATTATACTCTATAATAAAGTAATATGATGCTACTAGAAGAACTTGAAGCATTTAAGGGAGGCGGAGGCGGCGGAGGTAGCGGAGGCGGAGGCGGTCGTGGCGGCTCATCACGAAGAAAGAATAAGAGCGGCGAGAGCGGCGAAAGCGGCGAAAGCGGCGGCTTGCGCAAACGCATAAATTACTTTGCCGCTTTTGCTATCTTCGCTTTCCTAGTAGTCCTGTTTTTATTACCTGCTATGTTTTTTAACACTAAGAAAAAATAATAAATATCATTATATAATAGGTAGATTATATAGTATATAAAGGATGGTATTAACTGGTGTGAATATAGGCGAGTTGTTTTTAGAAGGGTTTAAGGGAGGCGGCAAAGGTAAGGGTGGCGGAGCGGCTGACGGCACGAGCGGAGCGGGTGCTGCTGACGGAGGAGCCGGAGGCGCCGCTAACTCTAATGGCGTTCTTACAGCAGGAACCGCAGGAGCCGTAGGCGGCGCATTACTTTCTGGAGGTTCAGCGGCTTCTATGAGTATGAGTAATGTAGGCTCTAATAATGTTGAGAAGTGCCCTTTAACTGACGAGACGCTATATTGTCAGGTTAGCCGAACCGCAGGAATAGCCGGTATGGTCGTATATATACTCATTATTATAGGATTGGTAATAGGCGTCTTATATGCGATTTATTATCTGTTCTTTCGTAGCGGCGGCGGCAGCAGCAGCGGCGGTGCTAGCGGCGTGATTAGCAAAGTAGCCCGTAAAGGTCGCTAGAAAGATACAAAGTATTCTTTACTAATACTTATTATTTTATTTTTACTAAAATTGATATATTGCGAAGCATTCTTGTATATCTATTATACACCTCTAAGTATGAAAGTATATGTATTACATAGCAGCAATTTATCCAAGCGGAAGAAGCACATATTAGAACAGTTTAGAAAGCATAACATATATAACTTTGAGTTCATAGAGAAGTTTGATGCTAGGGAGATAACTGAAGAAGAAAGCAGACCATTTGCTAAGGATTATAAAAGAACCTTAATGTCGTTGTTCTTGAAGCACATTTATGTTTATCAGTTAATTGCTAAAGATAGCGAAGCAAGTGAAGCAGACGAAGCGACCGCTTTAATATTTGAAGATGATGTTATATTGGGTGATGATTTTTATGAGATACTAGAGAAATATATGAATGAAGCAAACGGAGTGAGCGATGCGAATGCTGCGAGCGATACTAACAAATACGATATGTTATTTATTGGCTGTGGGTATAACCTACATATCAACAAAGAAGTAATAGAAGAAAATAAACATATTTATAAAAATCCCTATACACGGGCTACCGACAGTTATGTTATTACTAGCAGTTGTGCTAAGAAAATATGCGATTACTATGAAGCAGCGAGAGCAGCGACCCTAATGGGAGCGACGGCGACGGCGGCATTAGCGTGTCCTATAACACTACCTATAAACTTGTGGCTAAACAAAGCAATATTAGATAAAGGGCTAAATGTATATTGGTGCGAACCTACAATAGTTTCTCAGGGTTCGCAAAGCGGATTATTTGAGATATCTTTGTAATCCTATTTCGGTATTATATAGTATAAAAATATAAGTAATTAATAGTAAAGATTTTCAATATGACTGATGTTAATATATTAGGTATGAATAAAGAATATGTTATAGAAGATATTGATGGCTATGTAGCGAGTATTAATAATTTTTTAAAATCCTACGATGACAACAGTATAGAGAATGAAAAAAAACAAATTATTGAATATGAAAAAGATATATCTATATTTAAAATCCAACAAAAAAAACTTAGAGAAATTATTGAAGAAAATAGGATACTCTATGAAAACCAAAATAATTTATATGATGATAATCCTACCAAAGAATTTAATATATATATAAGACATTAATTGATTTACTTGGAAATAAACATATTGTTATAATGACTTCTATTATGAGTTTAAAAATGTATATTAATGTCTATATTGAATGGTATTGTGGTTTAAATAAAAAGATTATTGAAAGAAGAGACCTTTTAGGTATTGGCGATTTAATAGATAAGAGTAGGAACCTTTTATTGTTTTATACCAATCACGCCGTTATATTAGATAATAATATAGGGTTGTTGCCTGCTTTGCAAGGATATTTTTCTAGAAAAAAACTAAAAAACCTATTAGAAAAAATAGGGGAGACATACACTAAATATAATGCCTTTATTACTGATATAACTGATAAATATATCCACGATATTGAATGTGATATTAAACCTTATGACAACATTTATACAGAATATTCAGTCTATCGTCCATCGCCATCTCCTGAAGAAGTAGCAGAATATAGAAAAAGGCTGACGCAAAATGATATATCAACCTTTGGTGCTATATATAAAAATTTAGACCATCCTATACCCAACGCATCTGCTGGCGGCAGCCCCAAGATAAAAAAAGTTAGTAAAAAGGATGTTCTAGGTAAAGAAAGGTGTATCTACAAGATATCTGGAGACCGGAAAGAATATGTTAAATATAAGGGAGACCTGATAACACTTAAGGATTATAAGAATATAATGAAGAAGAAAAAATAATAATTACCCATCTAGGCTAGCAAGCCAAGCCTATTCAGGCAACAACAGATATGCGAAAGTCGCCAAGGTATATAATGTGGTGCCCCATAGGGTATCAAGAATACCTACAGACACATCCATATCCTTATATATCGCTAGCGATGTGAAGTTATATATGCCGTATATTGAGAAACCCACAGCGCCTCCATACATAAGAGATTTTAATAACTTTCTTTCTATGCTAGCATCATCCTTGGCTTTTATATTTAGAACCGTGAAAGGGATGGCGACATATATTACAGAGAATAATATGATAATATAGGCGATGATGGTGTGCTCTATGCGGGGCTCTAACTCGGTCTTTTGTATTTTTAGAATGGTATTAGAATACGAGACCATATTGAAGGATATCCATATAAAATCTAAAAATACAAGCACGACGGATATTATAAGATACTTAATATAAATATCCATAGCGTCTCTCTATCTATACTATTATAGAACTATATTATTTATTAATAGTAGAACAATAGAAGAAGTATGAGTAGAAGTGTTATCCCTTACGACCCTAGTGAAATACACCCATACGCAGAAATAGGAAAGTTTAGACCAACCCACCGAGTAAGTGCCGTAAGTGCCGTAAGCAGAACAACCCCTATTATCCCTAGCCTTACTAGTGCTAGTAATAAAATATTACCGAGCAACTATACAGAGAAAGTATTAGGAGACAAAGTGCGAGCGTTGCTGTTAGATTGTTATAATCAAATAGATATTACGATAGAGAAATACTATTATAATCTTGCATTGATTGAAAAAGTAAAGACTTTGTTAAAACTTTTAACTCATAATTGTTCTAAATATATTGATTATATATTTGCTAGTTATAATAACCAAGATCCAATAAATTATGATGATCTTGAATGGTCTTTTTTTCTAGAAAAAGAATTTAAATACAGTAAGGCAATATTTTTAAAGTTCTTAAAAAGTTCAAAGGTTTTTGCTAGTAGTATAACATGTACAAATAGAAAAATTATTACTAATATATACACTTATTTATTTATTGGAACTTATAAGGCTGTAATTAACGCAGAAGGTAAGTATAGAGCAGTTGATGCTAAATATGCTCCAGAAATAATGAAAGGACTTCTTAAGAAAGAACTTCTAAATATAACCCCTTTGCCTGAAAATATTAAAAAAAAAATAGTTGAAACCCCTTTTTCACAACCTACTATGGTTCCTATACAACTATCAGCAAGTCGTTCTGTATCACAACAACAAGAAAAATACCCGAGACAAAGTATGCTTGGAAATCTAAAACCACTACCATCTATTCGGGAAACCATAAACACATCAAAGTCATCTCCTCGTTATGGAGGGAAAGCAATAAAAACAAAGCCTACAAAGTTGCTCTTCGGCAAAGTTAGGTGTATCTACAAGAAATCAGGAGACAAAAAAGAATATGTTAAACACAAAGGGCTCTTAATTACCATCAAGCAATATAGGGATATAAGGACTAGAGCCACTAAGAATAGGGGCAAATAAATATCAGGAAATACCCGTCGTACCCCCTATTTATTATTAGCAATACGAAACTTATCTATTATTTTTACAAAATCATTATAAGGCATTACATAGCCTTTATTATTGTTATCTGTTAGAGGCGGGCTAGGGACGCTCAGGATGCTAGGCGGCGACAGCGGCGATAGCGGCGACGAAGGCTGCGGCGACAGCAGCGAAAGCGGTTTAACCTTAATAGCCTCAGCATTAATAGCCTTCGTCGTCTTATCCTTTGCTGTCGCCGCTGTCGCTACCATCCTCCTACTACTAAGCATCCCTAACTTACCTCCTGTAGCCTTCGCTGTCGCTGCTACCGCTACAGCACTATCATATATAAACGGTTCAATCTCCTTATATATGTCGCCGTTCTCCATATTAACCACATAATAGTCGGCTGTCTTCTTTAAATATGCGGCAAGTTCCCTAAACATCCCTACTAGGTCTTCGTATTCCTCTGTGGTATCGTCTATTCGCAGATTGGTTCTTATGAAATCTATATAGCCGTCTCTTAGCATATCCACAAAGCGGTCTCTAAAATCCCTTAAGTAGGGGATATTATTGCTGATACACATCTTCATATAGTCCCTCGTAATATCAGTAATAAATAGGCTTGACCTATCTTCGTTTCTTGATATGTATTCTCTAAGTATATCTAGATATTTATGGTCGGCACCAGCGGTAGCGACTGCGTTAAAGTTTATCTTCTTATAGCCTTCGTAATCAAATAGCCCTGTGTTTCTAAAAGAACTTAGGCGATACTCAAATCTTCTTTTTGTATTCTTCATATAGTTTTGCGGATATAACGCATCTTCATTCAGTAATAGACTGTCTATAAATAGGTTGTCAAAGTTATAGTTAAAACGCCCATAGTCTCTGCTACGGGTTGTGATAGGTTCGTATGTAGGGTCGTTATTATATCCTGTGTAAAATCCAGAGCCGGCGGAGCCTGATGCGGAGCCTGATGCGGAGCCTGATGCGGAGCCTGATGCGGCATCATAATATATAGCATAATCTACCACATTAATATTAAAAAACTTATAGCAGTCGCATATAAAATGCTGATGAAGTGTATATTTAACATTAAAATATGAGTTCGGTATAATATCTTCGTTTATTTGTGTTCCTAGACATACATAAGATATGTCTGTAGCGATAGCAGAAGCGGTAGCATCTCTCTCTATCGCCATAGGATACTCCAACTTACCAGAGTATATTTTAAAGTTCTTTATGTTATATAGCCGCTTCTTGCCTCCCTCAAAGATATTCCTGTATAATATCTCCATATATTCCTTTGGTGTATTATGAACTTTACATAAATTGTATTTAACACCTCCTACTACCAGAGTGTTCGTCACTATTACTCTGGTGCTTGGCTGTAATATGATTTGGTATAGGTCGTCATTAAAGTTGATATAATCTATACCATCCTTAATCTCCAATATATATACTGAGCCGCTATTCCGTATATTCTCATAAGCGTATCTTAACGCTATGCTGATATTGAAGGTACAAGATAAAAAGGATGTTAAAACTAAGTCCGGTGCCTGCGAAGCCTGCGAGCCTTGCGAACTGCGTGTAGCCTGTGAGCCTTGCGAACTATGAAAATCATTATGGGTTCCGTGAAAAACATATATAGTCCTCTTGTTATTCTCTGGGTTATGCTTTGCGTCAGCACAAAATTTTAGCAAATATCGCACCCTCTTATAGGCGGCTCTCTCCATCACCACGCCATTCGCTATATAGTTCTGTATAGCACTATTAACAACCCTGCTGTAAGGCTCTTGCGAACCTATGTAATACTGCGTGATACTTAATAACCGTGCCGGTGTTATATGAAACGGCTGAAATGTATGAATGCCCGATATATATGTATGGGTATCCAGAATTGTTATCGCAGGCAAAGGCGAATTATAACGGAACCAGTAATAATACGCAGGTACGCTGGAAGTTCCCTTACCTTTATCGCCATTACCCTTATATATGTTAGCGGCGTTAGCGGCGTTAGCGAGGTTCCCGAGGTTAGCGAGGTTCCCGAGATTAGCGATATTGCCGTTGTTATTATTTATAGTATATAATATGGTTCTTATGGTATTGTCGTCGGTGTATCCTTTAATGTCGCTAAGTTGTTTCTCGTATCCCCGATTGTCGCTAGTAATCTCATAGTCTTCCCTGAAATTGGCGTGTAATTGATTGATGGAGCGTAGCAGTCCTCTTATGTTATCCCCGAAGAACGGGATAATATGCTTGTCGTCCTCTACAAAATCCAAAATATTTAATGTTATATGCGATGGTAATATAGACATATACTTAGAGTATGCTAGGTGGTATGTCGTTTTGTCCGTATATTTTATCTCAGGCTCATCGTTAAAGGCTATTTTGTTAGCCTTAAATGTTATCCTGATAGCCCTGTGTAATATCGTTGAATACAATATCTTCTCGTTATACTCGTTGTAGTCGCTGCCGCTGCCGCCGCTGCCGCCTCGTATTCCTCGTCCGCCTTGCCCGCCATAACTCTGCGACATACTATGAGAAAACTTCACGATATACTGAGGGTTCGCAGGTAAATTGTAATTGTAATATGCGATTGGCGACATATTAATATCGTTGATGCGGGTTATTATGTTATCCTGCGTGATTGGTGCGGAGAAATACACGAAGTCCGCAAATGTTCTCTCGGCATCCGCATATCTTCTCATAGTTATCGCATCAAACATATTGAATTGCGGCATATTTTTCTTAAATGTTATACGGTATATTTGGTGTATGAATTGTAATAATACGATAAGCCGCCGCAAATGTCTAACATAATATGCATAAGGTATGTTCTGTATGTGCGATATATCCTCACAGGATGCGGCATATATACTAAGCAGCCTTTTATACTTTCGCAATAAAGGCTCACGGTTGGCGTTTAGGTATTTCTTGCTCGTCTTGCTGCTGCTAGTATTGCTAGTATTGCTGGTATCCATTCATAACCTCTGTGAAGATAAAATAAAAAGAATTAATGTTTTAGGGTATCCTCGCTTACTTACGACGAACTATTGTAGGCTTTCGTGCTGTAGGCTTAGTAGGTTTAACGGGACGCTTGGTAGGCTTAGTGGGTTTGCTGGCGGTAGGCTTAGTGGGACGCTTGGTGGGTTTGCGGACAGTAGGCTTAACAGGTCTAGATGCCTTAGTAGGTATAACTTTATGCTTAACTACTTTTCTTTTAATTCCCCCACCCCATCCTTTAAATTTTGGATTATAAGTTGTATTTAAATTTTGAAGATGTTTTTTTAATCTTAATAATGTTTCATATTGCATATTTGATTTTCTATTTTTATTATTAATATCTTTAAGTCTATTCTCTAATAAAATATTAGATGCTCTGAACTTTACAAGTTCTTCTTCTTTTTTAGTTAAACGATTTTTATCTTGACCTGATTTAGAAAGTATCTCTATTGAATTTTCTGCCTTTTTTATAAAACCATCGCCTTCTCTAATTAAACCTTCTATTTTTTTTCTTTCTTGGACTTGAATATTCATTTCATTTTCAATATTTATAATTTGCGTTTCTGTTTCTTCTATTTTCCTATTATCTATCTCAATTTGTTTTGTTTCTTGATATCCAATTCCTTCATTTCCTTCAAAACCTTGTTTTATTTCGTCATACTCAACAACATTAGTCAATCTTACATCTGTATCTATCGCATCATTAATTCGGCGTGCAACCCTATTACTGGGTTGACTAATAAAACCCATCCTACTCATACTACTCATACCATTCACCCTACTCATACTACTCATCCTTTTTATCGTTCTAATATATATCACATATTAAAATCCTCTCCGCTACTTAAGGAAAATATATCGCCCAAATATTGCGGCTACGCTATTTATTTACGCACGCTTAGGCTTAGCAATACGCTTCGCAGGCTTCGCTACAGGCTTGGCTTTACGCACAGCAGGCTTAGCCTTCGCTTTAGCCGCTTTAGCCGCTTTAGCCGCCTTCTTTTTAATATTCATTATTCTTGCTAATAATCCTATCTTAGTTAATTTAGTATATCCGCCTTGAGAACTAGTTCGTTCTTGTTGTTCTTGTTGTTCTTGTTGTTCTTTTATTCTTAATCGTGCTAGTCGTTCTTTTTCTGCGCTTTGCTCGCTTATTCTATCTGATCTTGCCATTTCTCTTCTTTCTTTATTAAAAGTTGCTGAAAATGCTTTCTGTTCTTTTAAAGGTACTTTTGTCATTCTAATATTGTCTGCGACTTTCCCGTTAGAAAAATTAGCGGAAGCATTCCTTGCTCGTTCCATTTGTAAAGCACGAACACTTGCATTACTTTCTCTTATCTGTGCTTCTACACTAGCATCAACTTTTCTTTGCCATGCTCTCTGCTCGTCTGTAAGATTATTAAGATAACGAAGATAACTACTACTAGGTCTAGCACTACTATTCATATTCTATTATATATATAACATTATAAAAATAAAACCCTGTTAGTTTATTCAACAACTTCTAGTAGTCCTTATATAATCTTCTGCTACTTAAGGAAAATATATCGCCTCAAATTTAGAATATATACACGGGCTTACGCCCTGTCCGCTAGCATCCTATCAACAACCTTTCTGCTAATCATTCTAACATAGCAGCCATTATTTATATCAACCTTCTCGTTTTTATTTTGCTCCGTAAGAGTTAAACCGTAGTATTCGCGAATATCAGCGGGCATATTGCCGATTTTACGCATATCAGCCTTCGGCTTTATGATATTCTTCGCTCCGCTATGCGAGGCAGCGTTAGCGGCGTTAGCGGCGTGAGCAGCAAAGCGTCCTTGTTTAGCCATCAAGGAGCGAATAGCCTTAGGGTTAGCAGCGTTAGCAGCGTTAGCGGCGGTAGCGTACATACCATTCATACTATGAAGACCTCCTGTCAATTTAGGCGACGCCCCAGCAGCCCTAGACGACCCTGAAGACGACCCAGAAGAACCAGACGAGCCAACGCCAGCAGCAGCAACAGGACCAGCAGCCGCAACAGCCGCAACAGGACCAGCAACAGCCGCTACAGGACCAGCAGCAGCCCCATTCGCCCCGGCATCAGCCGGAAACATACCTAGTAAGTTCTCATACAAAGCGTTATTCTCTTCTTTCGTAGGCGTCATAATTAAACGGCACAAAATTATTGTTATAGCCCCGTATTCAAACTCGTATAGTATCCTTATTATAGTATTCGGCAAAAGGATATACTGGTATAACTGGTCGTTCAAGTTTATATAGCCTTGCTTATCGTCCGTCTCTATTATATAGATATATCCTTGTCCCTTTGTAACTACTTCGCAGTAATATGACGCCGTATAAATGTTGAGACTGGTAGATAAGAAGCCAAGTATCTGTATGTCATTATCTCGGTCTTTCATAGTATGTAATCGGTTAGCGGTTCCGTGGTAGAAATACAGATTATTATTAGCATACTGCGGGTCTATATCCATACTCTTATAAACACCTATAGTATCCATAACCCTCATTAGCATCCTTTCCCTGTCTTGTGGCGTATTAGGAATATCTAGCACCGAACTATTGCGTTTCGTTATAACCTTGTAGATTGCCTCGTTCAACATCTTGCTCCACGGAGCAACGCCGTGGTTCTTATAAGCATTCCCTAGTTTTTGGAACTCGGCGTTCTTTTTGCTTCCATAAGGTTGCCACAAACTGTGATTTACCATATTATAAATACTGTTCGCCGCCCCTGTGCCTTTTATTTTACAAGGAACCCAAGTGAATATAGGGAACATCCCTGTATATCCTTGGTTAAAGAAGATGTTTTGGTAGTAATTATATGCTCTATTAACATAATCAGGTGTCTGGGCGTTCAGCGAATACAATATATTACGCCGTATCTCATCATTACTGCCGAAAGACTGTCCCTCCATACCCTTTAATACACCTTCATAATATGCGTGTCTAACCGTAGCCTCCTTCGCTATCCCTGTTATACGAGGCATCTTTGCGAGCCTCTCATTAATCTCCCCTATAAGTTCGCTAAAGGGCTTGTATGTGTTTAATATAGCGTCTGTCGTAGCGATAAAAACGGTTCGGGGTAGCCCGCTATTCGTAATATTATACTTGAATGGTTTAAAACTCATCTGTTGTAATGCGTAGTGTAGCGTATGCGGGAATTGGAGCGAGGGAAAAGGGAATGTAGAAAATTGCCTAGTATCTAACTCGTTAAAATGATTATAGGTTAGCGTCGGTGTGATAAACTGTAAATCTCTTGGGCGTCTCCCGTTATCGTCCCAATCCTTTCTTCTCATATCAAATATATATTGGCGATTTAACAAGGTGTTTATAGAATATGCTTCGTTAGTTCTCTCTAAATTGTCAAGCACACCCTTTGTTACATTCAACTTAAAATTGTTATGTTGATATACCACAGTTCCTTTATTGAAAGCGTAATCAATCATCTCATTTACGGGATTAATCCTTTTGTTATCGCAATATTTCTTCATCTCGTCGTCAAACATAATTAACCAGATTGGTAAGGGATTGTCGTATTTATAGTTTGAAAACAAATCGTCATAATAATAAGTTAAATGTAAATACTTCGTTAAAATGACGACGACTATCGCATTAACCACATTTGTTATAAAAGAATAACTGCTAAGCACGCCGTTAGCATCGCACTCCGCCTCCAATTCGTCGCAGCGTTTGTGGAAATCCTTTATACAACCTGCTATATATTCTTCGCATTTCTGCTTATTCACCGCCTGCATCCTAATCTCATTCGCCTTAGCCTCCTGTGCGGCTTTTAGTGCTGCCGCCTTTTTCTTCTCGGCTGCTTTAGCGGCAGTATTCTGTCCGGTCTTAATGTCGTTTATATGTGTGTTTATATCGTCCAAAAAGTTCTTAGAAACCACTTTGCGAATTGCCTTCTTCAAGTCCTCGTCATCGTAGTTATAGAGTTTGTGGATTAGCCTCTGGAAAACCGGACCTTTTAATCCTATTCGCGCGCTTGTTATCGGGTTCTTTATCGTAAGCATCTTCATCTGTGCGGGCGTCTTACCCTTCTTTAGTGCTCGCAACTCCTTGACAAAATTCAACGCTTCTTCTTTTGTAAGTCTATTAGCGGTATCATTCATTTCTATTATGCTTTTTGCTGCTTTATATGATGCTGTCGGCGAATAACTCATCTTGCCGCTTGAAGAACTGGACTTTGCTGCTGGCGCTGCTGGCGCTGCTGGCGCTAGGGCGGCTGGCGCTGCTGCTTGCTGTGCTGGCGCTGCTAACGCTCCCCGTGCTGCTTGTGCGGTGCCTCTAGAAGGCGATGGAGAGCGAGACGAGCGAGCGGATGCTGACGATAGTGCTGAGCGTGCTGAGCGAGCGGCTCTTGACGGTGCCTGTGCCGTCGCCATCGCCGCTGTCGCCGCTGTCGCTTTCCTGTCTTCCTCGTATAAATAGATTTCATCTATAAAATTTAAAACATGCTCTTTGTAAGTTAGAAAGTGTCCTTTAATATCAACTTTAGAGCCGTCGTCTAACTTGTAATAGCAGAATGACAAGAAACTTAATATTATATTACTATTCCTCTTTAATTCCACATGTGTTAATGGGTTCTCCCATTTGCCTGTGCGTCCGCTATACAGATATACTAATAAACCGCCATAATCATCTACAGATAGCCTATCGTAATCCTTATATACACTAGCAAATTTAGGGTTCTTTATTAATCCTTTTATTGATAACCTCTTTATTGACATTTACACTTAATATATATTAATATTATAAAAAAATAAAAGTATTTAAGAATAAGGCTACGCCGCTTCGCTGCCGCGCTGCTGCCGCTCCCGCCTTGCTTTACTCAGCAGCAGCCGCCGCAACATCGCTACCGCTACCATCAGTCGCCGCTACCGCTACCGCAGCAGCCTTGCTCTCATTCCAATTGATAGCCGCAAGTTTCATCAGTTCCTTTCTCTCCTTCTCAGGGTTCTCTTTGATTAAACGAGCCATCTCGTCCTTAATATACAAGTTATACTTGCTGGGTGCCTTCTTGATAACCACGCCATCACCATCAACCTTCACAGCCCGCTTTTTACCTTGCCCCAACTTCAGGGCATCTTTAAACGCAGCGACAGCAGCCTTCTTAGTGTCATCTAGCGTATATTCCTTGTCATCCTCAATCGCCGCTAGGAAGCACTCCTTGATTTTCTTTCCAGACACACTCTTAGCGACACTCATATTTCCTCTTATAACCTTAAAAGTAATGTAAGTTTTATATAATTTTATATGTATAATAATATTAAAAGGGTATAATGGAAGCATTCTTAGGAAAAGACCATATTTATTACAAGAAATATATAGAGCAGTTTAATATTGTTATTGACGCAATAGACGAAATCGCTTTCCTATCCAATACCCTTGACTACGAAAGGCTCGTCGTATTTTTTAAAGAGGTCGTTGAGATATTTGAGTTTTTTAAAAACATAGATGAGAATGATGACAATAGCGAGGGGTTCAGTAATATGACTAACAAAGACGACCTGTTTCTAAGTATTATAGATAGCAACGAATACAATAACCTTATTAAATTTATGGAGACTTACCGAGAGACCATAATAAGGAAGAGCGATAACTTAAAAGAGAAGATAACAGGCTTACTAGAATTTAAGTCTTTAGTTAATCCTAGTAATCCCAACGAGACATCGCCTAACCAGTATATAAAGGTTGTTTATGATGGTAATGTTGAATTGATACAGGCTAAAATGGAAGATATTAGCGATAAGTTGAAAAAGAACATAGACGATGAACTGCTTGTTATAGATGAAAAGAAGGTTAAATTTGATATTAAATTAATCACAAAGAACGATATGATATGTATATTGTCCTCTTACAGGCTTTTAAAGATGCTCGTATATAAGCAAATGCATGTCATAGACAGAGAATATTATACGGCTACCAAAGAAGATGTCCTAGAATTCCGTAAAGAACTATATGATATATATACGATGTTGTGCGAACATTTTAATAGAGAGAAAAATCTATATGTTGAAGACATTCACACAAAATTCCTAGAAGTTGTTGAAGTTGCTAGAGACCTTAAAATTAGCAAGACTGATGGAGCGGGCGAAGCGGATGCTGCGAAGGCTGATGAGAAGACTGATGAGAAGACTGCGGATGCTGCGAAGGATGCTGATGCTGGGAAGGCTGCGGATGTTGCGGAAACTGATGGAGCGGGCGAAGGGAATGTTGGGAAGGCTGCGAATGCTCCTCCTGTTCGTGTTGCTGCTCCTCCTGTTCGTGTTACTGCTTCTCGTGTAAATGAAGATGCAGAATTAATAAACCTAGCCGAACGAATGAAAGAACAAGATACAGTAGAAGCACAACAAGTACCACCAGCAGCAGCAGCACCACCACCAGCAGCACAAGCACGCGCAGAAGCAGAAGCAAAATTAAAAGGAGTAACAGACACCGCAACACAATTTAAAGAGCAAGCACGCGCAGAAGCAGAAGCAAAATTAAAAGGAGTAACAGACACCGCAACACAATTTAAAGAGCAAACAGAAGCACGGTTTAAAAAAGTATCAGATGACCTTCTATCATTAAAATCAATCACAAAAAGAGTAGGAGCAAAAGATGCTAATGGAGCATCTACATCACCATTTGATATGTTCGCACAATTATCAAATAGATAATAATAATTATACCTACACCACTCCCCCATAATTAACCTCGCCTATCACTAGCCGCCCGTAATTCAGCAACCTCACACCTCAACTCATTCAATTCTTTTTTAAGAGCCTTTATACATTCCACAAATAAAGGCGCCATCTTCTCATAGCAAATAGTTAAGAAGTCATCGCCGCTTTTAGATACGATATTATTATGGGTGTCTCGTGTCATATCAAATGGAGCCAGTCTAACAATCTCAGGGAGAATGCTCTGGACTTCTTGGGCGCTCAGCCCCACATCAGGGGTTTTGGTGAAACCGTAATTCAACGCCAAATCATTAGGAACAAAGTGGAACCCATTCAGCCGATTTATTAAATCAATAGGGTTCGCTATGTTAGATGTATAATTTTTTAACCTATTGTCTGAGAAAGATGTGGTAATACCCTTAGAACATATAATAGCCCCATCAACCGTTAGCGTATCTATGTTGCTCGTCGTCCCTATGGATACATTCGTCATACTATACACATTACTCGCCGATATCACCCAAGCCGACTTAATGCTATTGATTGAGAATACCAAATTATTACTTGAAGATAATATATAATTGCTATTTTGTGTATTGGAGATACGCAAACTGTCATTTAGTGTCGCAACATTATCTAATAAATTCTTGGAAAATATGTTGCTCGTCGTCCTAACATAATTGCTCGTATCCATCACGACATCCCGTCCTCTCCTTATATACTCCCCTAATATCTTCACATCGCCATTATTACCCAAAGTGAATACATTACTATCCCTGTTAGACGCTCGTATAATATCATTTATCGTGTCGTTCTGCTTAACTGCTAGTGCCTGCGTGGTATTGCTAGAGTTCATTATCTCTAACTTTTCCGTAATATATACTTCGGTATCTAGCGTTGTGCTAGCACCTCGCACTATCAAGTTAGAACTAACCGTTAAATTACCATAGATGCTGAGGTGATTATCGTAAGCGTTGTTAATGATGAACTTCTTAGCGGCGCCTAGATTTTCTGTTATCATATCCGTCGTTAAATCAGTAATCCGTCTAGATATAATGTTGCTAGTCGTGCGAATATAGTTGCTAGCATTCTGGTCGTTGAGGTCTGTGCGGGATACCAAGATATTACTTGTCGTGCGGATATAATTGCTGGCATTCTCGTCATTTTCTCTAACCTTGGCGATGAGATTATTGCTGGCTGTAAGGATATAATTGCTAGAGTTGTTGTCATTCTCTCTAACCTTGGCGATGAGATTATTGCTGGTGCTGCGGATATAATTGCTAGCGTTGTCGTCATTTTCTCTAACCTTGGCGACGAGGTTATTGCTGGTGCTGAGGATATAGTTGCTAGCGTTATCGTCATTCTCGCTAACCGTGGATACTAGGTTATTACTGGTTGTCAAGATATAGTTGCTAGCATTTTGGTCGTTGAGGTCTGTTCGGGACACCAAGATATTACTTGTTGTTATTAAATAATTACTCATATTATTATCTTTTAATGCTACAATTGAATTCAATATATCTATGCTTTCTAATAGCAAAAGGCTGCTGTTTGCTCCTAACTTTGCTATTTTCCTGTCAAGTTCCTCTATTATGTTTGAGCCGCTCACATTAAAGATGTTGCCGCTAATATACAAGTCATTACTGGTCTTCACATCGCCGTAAAACTGGATATTGCCTACCTTGTCTATCAGCAACTGCGGATGTATCAATTGGTTATCGCTGTAATTGATTAGCAGATTGCCGTCATAACTGTATATCTCGTTTATTAAACTGTTGCGGTCTGTGTAGTCGTCCTTCACGCTATTCGCTAGTATTATATGCGGCTTCAAGTTGGTCTTGTTGAAGGTCGTTAGTTGTATATTGATATTACTATTATTATGCGTATTATGCGTATAGCGCCTAAAATATTCGTCTATAATAATGGTATTACTTAGACCCGCCCCATATAGCGAGAACTCGTCGTTTATCAGTATGTTAGATGCCGCATATATTAACTCGGTGTCAAATGCGGTATCTACTATCTCGTTAGATGTAGCGATGTTTATGATACCGCCGCTGCTGCCGCTAGCATTCGCATTCGCATATATTATATTAGAAGTGTAATTCAGGATATAGTTGCTGTTTGACAGGGTATTCGGGAGAATGTTGGAACTGTTGATACTCAAGGTGTTTGTGCGGTGTATGGCGAACTTGCCCGTATAACTGTAGGCGGTGCCGCTCGTATAATTATAGCAGACGATGTTGGATGTCGTCGCATCCACAAAGACATTAGATAGCGAATTGAAGTCGCCTAGTTTTATCACATTTTTATTAACAAATACCTTGGATATATTCTTAGTTGCGCTATTAACATTCGGCAAATAACTGTATATCTCGTTATTAACCGATATGATATTGCTAGATACGCCTCTAGCAGTATCCACAACCATCCTATAGTTAGATGTGAAGACGGTGTTAGATGTGGTGATACCCAACAAATGCGACGGAACATTATAGATGTTGTTGAAGATACACGAGAAATAGTAGTTCTTACTTATTATGTTGTTATTTAAGGTTATGTTGAATATATTAGAGGTCTGGTTATTTACCAGCCGCATCTCGTCTAGCCCGATAATCTGATTACTGGTGTCTGACAATAGCGGCGTGATGCTAAACAACTGCCTATCATTCTCAGGCAAATTCTCTTTGTTAAAATCAATCCTATATGATGGCGTCGTATCTATTATAATGTCTGTCGCCTTGTAATCCGTGTTGATGATATTGGCGTTTGTCTCGTCAAACTTGTATGTTAAGTTAATATTAGAATGGATAGATAAATATGTTATGTTCTTAGAAGCCGTTAGCGTCTTATAGACGACGACGCCGCCGCTACCGCTGCTGCCGCTACCGCCAATATTACTCCCGAATATGTCATATACCGGTATAAATTCTGGCGATATGCTATTTACAAATGTGGTATTGTAGGTTTTTGTGCTGTTATCCCAATAGTCTGTCGTAGCCGCCGCAGCCATCGGCTTCGTTAATACCAAATTGCTACTATTAACGGCTACTCTGCTATATATATAGTCCTTTGTATATCTGGCGTTTATCAGCATCGTCTGCTCGTCATACTCGCTATTAATAGACATCGTCTGCTGAGGCTCTGTTTCGTTAAAGCCGTATCTAACGCCATCTCGCAAATTGATACCAGTCGTGTAGGGGTCTATTGTTAGGATGTTAAGCAGGTCGCTTTGCGTCGGCTCGGTATTAGCGGCGACCACGGCGGCATCTATGGTGAAACGGTAGTTATTGTTAGCGCCTCCCGTAGAGATGGTGCTGTATTTGTTGCGGTCTCCGGCAATATTAAGCATATTTATTTTAACAGGATTATAACTGTTAGTTAATTGTAGCCCGTATTTGTTGTCGTCGTCTATGTGTAGGCTGATATTGCTATTGTATCCGCTTTCGCCCTGCCCTAGATGCATATAGGTCTTAGAGAAACTGTTGTTAAACTCCACGAACGGATGATAGAAGTGGTTGTTGCTGTCATTCTTGTAATAACTGAAAGTTAAATTGGTATTATCGGTCTGTATATTGTTATTGTTAGATACGAGGATTTGCACCATATTCTTAATATTAGTGATGTCCTTGTCATAACTAGCATTAAAGTCGTTGAACTTATAAATACCCAATTCTATTGCCGAGTAATCACGATTATGATTAATGCCGCTGCTACCGCTACCGCCCGAATTATCAGTAAGCACATTAGATGTATAGGTTATGAACTTAGCAACCGACAGTCCATCGTTATTCTGCTTAACGACAAAAGGAATGTCTGTATTAACTATGCTATCAACCACAATAGATTTTGTGGGCTTGAAGACGATATTCTTGCCCGAATACTCAATATCGTTATAATCTAAAATGTTTTTATAAAGGATGTTAGAGACAGATACCACATCAATATACTTTGTTAATTCCGTTAGCCCCTCTAGCCTCTTCAGCCTGAAGTTGTAGTTATTGCTAGTATTATCCACAATATTGATATTACCATACACATCCAAATCGCCATAAATGGAGACGGCGACATTCTTGTCCTCTTTAAGAAAATCGTAGGATACATTAGGATTGTTGAAATCCACATGGTAATTAGAGTTAAGCGTATTGTAATACATAGACATACCGAAAGAGGTCGGCTCTATCGTCTTGTCAGTATATCCTATCTGTAGAGGTCCAATACGGGCGACATCTCGCGAATCAATATCATTATATTTGTGGTTTTTATAAATGAACCATTTCTCCAAATCCCTATCAGCCCTTAAATCCCTGTCGTATTCGCAAATGTCTAGCCCGCTGAAATCGGCGTTATTGTGGAGCCCGCCGCCACGAACGCCCCGAAATATCCTTATGATAGAATGATTGTAATCCTCTATATTCGTATTGCGTATCTGTAGAGGCAGGTGCACATCCTCGCCGCTCCACCCTAGCGATATCTTCTTATTCGTATAAAAACTGCTGGGATTGTTGGTAACCTGTAGAGTTTCTATAAGTTTGTCATTCTGGTAATAGGCATCGCTATTAATACCCTGCTTCACATTCAGCCCCCGCATTTTCGTTGCGTAAGCCGAGATATTGTCGTAATTTATACAATATTTATAGGTATTCTCATTATAAATATTAAAGTAATTCTTCGCCCCATTATAAACAAACCCCGACATCTTCGTTAGCACATCGTCCTTATATAGCAGATAGTCGGTCGCCGCTATTTTGCCGTTAATATCTAAGTGGATACCTTCGTGCGGCAACTTCCTATTAACCCCGAGACCCGTATTCGTTATTGACAGCATCGGCGGCGTATTCAACAGGTTGGGGCGAAACACATTATTCTCCAACTTGGATATGTCAAACGACGGGTAAAAATACATATTATGCTGCTTGCCTTCAACGGCGTTCGTGTTTATTAAAAGGCTGTTGTCATAGAAGTCCAAGTAAGACAGCCGCCCAATATTGGCGATATACTTGTCGTTATTCACCTTCTCCTGCAGGATAACCTCAAAGTTGTTGTTAGAACTCCTCGTCTTAAACACATTCACGACGCCGCCGAACCCTTCGCCGGTATTCGCGCCAACGCTCAGTTTATTAGGGAAACTGATATTGCGGTTCGCGTCAAGGTTGGCGATATTACTATGCACATAAGTGAAAAAATACTTATTAACTCCATCAGCCGTATTGATATTGCTAGTAATCGTCGTATATCCTAATGTCTCGTCGCTAATATTGATGGGATTAACACGAATTCCCCCAATAACCAAGTCATTCGCTATCTCCAGCCGGTTCATAGATAACGCCGTGGTATTGACAAAGTTCGTGGTTCCACGAAAAGTCGCATTCTGCGTTATGGTTATGTTATTCGCCGCTATATGTTGCGCCGTTAATTCCGTGGAAGCATTTATATATTTAGAATTAACCTTTTCCAGCACTTCTATATTATTGAATGTATAACCGCTGCCTGTGAATATACCGGCGGTAATCTGCGACGGTCTAATGCTGCCGACGCCGTCCGCCCGAATATACACCTCGTCTATATGCTTATAACTGTTGGCGAAATTGTCATAAACGATAACATCGTCAAATCTGGCGGTGCCTTTAACATCTAGGCGTGTCTGCTTGGTATAAGCCAGATTAGAACTGATGCCGTTGAATAGCACATTCTTATAATAGGTTAAGTTCGCCGCCATATTCTTGCCGATACACACATTCCCGTTATTGTCAATTGTCATAGCGGCGTATTGAGCGTCATTCAAGTAGGTAGGGATAGCCTCCCTGTTATACAAGGCGTTGATTTCGTCCGCCGATTTATTGATGTGAAACTCTAAGGGCATCCCTTTCGTGGTAGCGATGACAGCGGGCGATATGTTGCTGCCGCCAATAATACCTATGCTGAGTTTAGACAGTTCCTCGGTGCTCGTATTGTATGTATCGTTTCGCAAGGCTATATGTATATTGTTAAAGTCGTTGTTGGGCGTTGAATTGATATTGAGCGGATGCTGGTTATAGTTGGTATCCACCAGCCCTCCTAGGGTTAGATAGTTGGGCGTATATATGTTATTCACCAGATACTTCATATCATAGAGGTTGTTAAAGTATGTAGCGACGCCCGTCTTGAACGGCTGCGATTGTGAGAGGACATTCACGCTCTTTATCAGGTCTATTAAGGCGTTGCTGCCTATCTCGCCGCTAATAGAGATGTTGCTGAATTGGATGCCGTGAGCGTTGATGATACCGTCACACTGGATGTTCCTATTAACATAGAGCGACGCATTAGGCTGCCTGTAATTAGATGTGATAAATCGGGAGGTGTTGATGGCGACCCCCTCGTGATTAACATACATATTCCATTTTGTATCCTGTTGGTTGCTATTGTTGTTGGTTGTTCCCATACCGTCGCCGACTACCAAATACTCGGTATCATCTAAAGAGAGCCGCTGAATATCCTGAAATGTGCCGAGCCCTATCCCTAGCGAATCAACTTTGATGATAGGTTCGGTATCTTGAACTATAAAATCACTCATATTACTATATGTAATTCTATTTTAATCTATTTAAAAGAAATAAACAATTAATATTTATATAATAAAAGCATATAATGAAAAAATGATATCTATATATTACTCCAAAAGTTTTATAGGGATATAGAGATATGAAGCGTATTCAAGGGATACATAATAAAACCAAGGAGATTGACATTCAATCGCAGCCCTACAATAACAAGAATGTCCTGCTACAGAGCACCGATTTGGCTGAGATATTCGCCAACAACGGGCTGGCAGGCATAGAGTTTAAAAATATAGATTTGTATCGTGTAGCGTTCGTCCATAAATCCTATTGCACTATGAAGAATATAGACTTTGACAAAAGTAATGTTAATTGTCCGGCGGATTGCCTACCGCTCCAAGATATGTCCTACGAACGCATAGAGTTCCTAGGCGACGCCCTATTAGGGATGATTGTAGCCAACTATTTATACACTAGGTTTCCCGACCAGAACGAGGGCTTCCTCTCTAAAATCCGGACGAAGATAGTGAATGGAAGGATGCTCGGCTACTTGTCGGACAAAATAGGGTTCCCAAAGTTCGCTATAATCTCCAAGCAGGTTGAGGAGACTGGCGGGCGAAACAACTTTAAAATTATGGAGGACATATTTGAGGCGTTTATAGGTGCCCTGTTTCTGGACTTCCAGACTGACGGCGACAAAGTCCAGTTGCCGAACGCCATTAAGATAGCGCCTTTAACAGGCTCTGGATACTTTATTGTTGAGAGTTTTATCATCTATATCATAGAGAACTATATAGACTTCTGCGAACTCATCAGGATTAAGAACAACTATAAAGATATGCTAGTATCCTATATGATGCACAACCTCCAAGATGCCCCTAAGTTCTACGAAGTGAAAGTGCTGATGAGAGATAATGTCCGCATATTCACCTACTGTATTAAGGACAGGAACAACGCTATTATCGCTACATCCACAGGGAGCAACAAGAAGGAGGCTGAGAATAATGCGGCTAAAGAGGCGCTCCTCTATTATAATGTGGATATATGCGAGTATAACTCTAATATTGATTAGTGAATGTAATGAATGACTTAGGAATGAATGGAATGTATATAAAATATACCATCCTATAATTACTTATACATATACTTATATAATTACATAATAATGGATAAACTGAATATCACGCATCTCGTTTTATCTGGCGGAGGGATGCGTGGCGTCATCTTTATAGGTGCGTTGAGATATCTATATATTGAAGGACTGCTTAAAAACATTACGCATATCGCCGCTAACTCCATAGGCTCCTTTGTAGCCCTTTTTATCACCTTTAAACTGAGTATAGAGGAGATTGAAGAGATTATCTACAATTCTAAAGATGACAAGGAACTGTGCGTAATCCCTACAAAGAATTATTATAAGATTATATCTAAACTGGGGCTGTGCTCCATAACCAATTTTATGGCGCATCTAAAGAGACGCTTGCGTATCAAGTATCCCGATATAGACGACTTGACATTTAAAGAGGTCTCTCAGCGGTTCGGCGTTAATCTCTATTTTTCTACCACGAATATCAACAGATGCGAGAACCGCATCTTTTCTATTGAGGATACACCAGATGTATCGGTATTTACTGCTTGCGAAGCATCTATGTCTATCCCACTAATATTCACGCCTATCCTTATAGACGGCGAGTATTACTATGATGGGGCTTTCTCTAATAACTTTCCTATCAAGATATTCTCTAACATTTCCAAAGAGAACATTATTGCGATGATACTGTATAAAGAGCGTGATGAATATGTGCCTACGAATACCAAAATAAACATATTCTATATATTGCGACAAATATGTAAGATGTTTGAGATATTGCGGGTTAGACAGGTAACCATCAACGAACTTAAGAGCGACGACAAAGACTACTACTTTATGCCCCGAAATATCACGATGCAACACTCTATGAATATCATCGTTAATAGAAAGGGCGTGCGTCTAGACCTGTCTAACCAGCAGATAGACGAAATGATACTATTTGGCTTCAGTTCTATGGCTGAATATATTGACAGACGCAAAGAGTTATTATATGCGAAGAATAAGGAGAGGCTCTCGGGACTTGACAGGCTTGACGGGCTTGCTGGGCTTGACGGGACTAGCGAGCAGAGCAAGCCCCTATGCGATACTAGCAAGCCCCTATGCGATACTAGCAAGCCCCTATGCGATACTAGCAAGCCCCTATGCGATACTAGCAAGCCTCTATGCGATACTAGCAAGCCCCTATGCGATACTAGCGATACTAGCGATACTTAATAGGACTACCTAAAAGGCTAGAATGCTCGTGGAGCCCTTCACAACATTAGGCGCCTTTCTACGAAACCTATCTACCTTATGACACGAAATATACGAAGGTGGTTTTTCTAGAATACGATGAATTAGCATTAAATGCCTCGGTAGCGTATGCCTAGTCCGCACTATATCATACCTAACCATCCTATTATTTATGCGATATTCTAGATAGTTACAGGGCATCCTAATATATAATTATTATAAATTATATATATTATTATAATAGTATTAAAAATGAATAACAATAATGAACCATATATATTCCTATTAGATTTGGACGGGACTATTATAGGCGACTGTACCTATCAATGTGATATCTACAATATACAGGAAATCATAAAGCGAAACATAATATTAAAGAACGGCAATATCCAACTAGGGAACCTAATGAAATACAAGACGATGTGCGACAGGATGCTAGACAACTGCTATAACCTACAATCTAAACTGTTGAGACCGCATTTTGCGACATTTATGACCGAGATGAGAAAAAAGTTTCCTAACAGTTTCTTTTTTATCTATACGGCGTCTGAAAAGTCGTGGGCGCACAAGGAGATTTTAATTATAGAAAAGCAGAATAACATCAAGTTCAATCGTCCTATCTTCACGCGAGACAACTGCTTAACAGATGCTGCTGGTAATCTTAAGAAATCTGTTAAGCGAATACTGCCTCAACTATTAAAGGCAATAAAGATGCCTAAGACCCATTCAATCACCAACAACATAATAATCATAGATAACAACCCGACATTTATTGACTATACCGACAACCTGTTGATTTGTCCTACCTACGATTACCTGAAGTTCCACAACCTGTGGGAGAACATCCCTCAAGAATACGCCAAAATAGGCGAGTTGCGGCACTTCGTATCACGGCTAATCTCTAATAAAAAGATGTATGTGAAGAATAACCCGTCTAATAGCATAGTGCTAGAAAAACTACACAAATGGCTATATCGCAAATACAAGAAGGTTAATAACTATAACAATAAATATGCTAATGACGCCTTTTGGCTAAACCTTGCGACCTTAATCAAGCACCACAACATAACGGTATTTAACAAGCGGAGCGTTAGTCTGCTCCACAAAAGCATATAAGGAGAATGCCGAAGGCATATCCTAGTATATAAGGAGGAAGTGCTGGGGTATCCGCATAATATTTCTATAATACTTCTATTGTCATTACTGGTGTCATAAGGTATTAAAAAGGTTAAGTAATAATTCTATGTGCTTCTATTGTCATTCGTGGTGTTTTCTTTTTGTATCCTTAGCAATACTAGGTAAATTAAGTAGGATATATAGCATAGTTTAGCGTGATTTGGTAATCATTAGAACTTCCTATTACCATTTATGGTGTGATAAAAGGTATTACTTAGGTATTTTAGGGAAAGTAAGGATACTTAGAAACTTTTAGAGATTTTTAGGAAAATATAAGGTTGTAAAAGTTTTTAGAAATAGTTAAAAGTTTATAAGTTTATAAAAAGATAATAGTAAATAAAGTTAAGTAATAATTTTAGGACATCTTCTATAACCATTATAGGACATCTTCTATAACCATTATAGACATCTTCTATAACCATTATAGGACAACTTCTATTATACAACCTAGTATCCTCTCGTATATAATGCGGGATATCGCATAAGTATATAAGGAAATATGCGGAGCATAAATATTCTTAATATATGATGCGGGATATCGCATAACACAACTTAGCATATACCTCTTACCATTACTGGTGTCATAAAGAATAAAAATAATAACACTAGTTATTTTAGCGAATGCGAGGGAAACTTAGATAAGTTAGAAACTTTTAGAGTTTTTTAGGAAAATAGAAAGTTGTAAAAGTTTTTAGAAATAGTTAAAAGTTTCTAAGTTTATAAAAGATATTACAAAATAATAATACTTAGTATCTCTTATTACCATACTTGATGCTCTCTATGCTGTATCCTTCACAAATACTAGGGCGCTAGACGCGCTGCTTCGCTGCCGACCACTAAGATAATATAGAGGTTGTCTCTTACCATTACTGGTGTCATAAAGAATAAAAATAATAATACTAGGTATTTTAGCGAATGCGAGGGAAACTTAGATAAGTTAGAAACTTTTAGGAAAATAGAAAGTTGTAAAAGTTTTTAGAAATAGTAAAAAGTTTATAAGTTTATAAAAAGATAATAGTAAATAAAGTTAAGTAATAATTTTAGGACATCTTCTATAACCATTATAGGTATCTTCTATAACATAACCTAGTATCCTCTCGCATATAATGCGGGATATCGCATAAGTATATAAGGAAATAATGCACGGTAAGCGAAGCATACCTAGCATAAATACTCTTAATATATGATGCGGGATATCGCATAATACCATCTAGAATACATCCTATTACCATTACTGGTGTGTCATAAAGAATAAAAGAGATAATACTAGTTATTAAAGTTAAAAAAGTTTAAAAAGTTAAGTAATAATTATAGGCAGATGCCTATAACATATACCCATATAAATATATGTCTCATAGTATATATATGCTCCTTGAATGATATATATAAGTTTTGATATTGGTATTAAAAATCTGGCTCTCTGTATTCTAGAGAGGACTGAAGAGCAAATTCAAGTATTAGATTGGCGTATTATATCTTTAGCAGATAAAAAGAAAGATATTAAAGGGATTGAAGATATAGCCGAGCGTATATATATAGAACTAGACAATATCATAGGGTTCTTAAAAGAGAAAGGAATAGACGAGATTGACTATGTATTGATTGAGAACCAGCCTTCTAACCTTAACGGTATGATGAAGTCAATTCAATATATCATCTATTGCTACTTCAGCCTCTTAAAATATTGGGATAAAATCATAGAGAATGTGGTGCTAGTTAATGCGGGTCTTAAGACTAAAACCCACGACTTTAAGCCTGACATACAGGTTAAGATGGATGATACTGCTAACTCTAAGGGGTTTCGTCGTGATAAATATAAAATGAATAAACAGACTAGCATAGAAATATGTAGAAATTACATTAAGGATGATGCGACTTTATGCGAGATATTAGACAATAATAAGAAGAAAGACGACTTGTGTGATGCTTGCCTACAGGCGGTAGCCTATATTCGGTCTCATAATGCTGATGCGATGACTAATAAAACTAAGCATCATAAGGTGTCTTTTAAGGGTGATGTGGGTGATGCGGTGGTAGGTGATGCTGCTGGTGCGGATGCTGCTGTGGGGGCGTAGGTGTGTGTAGGTTGTATTTATTTATTTTTATTTTTTGGTGGGCTTCTTGGCGGTAGGCTTAGTGGGCTTAGTGGGCTTCTTGGCGGTTGGCTTGGTTGGCTTCTTGGCGGTTGGCTTAGTGGGCTTCTTGGTGGTAGGCTTAGTGGGCTTCTTGGTGGTAGGCTTAGTGGGCTTCTTGGTGGGCTTCTTGGTGGTAGGCTTAGTGGGCTTCTTGGTGGGCTTCTTGGTGGTAGGCTTAGCAGGTTTGGTAGATGCTTTAGCAGTTGGTTTCTTAGCAGGCGTTTTACGAGGTCTTCCTATTGCTCTCTTGCGACCACCTGTTCCAAGGTTATTATATGGTACTTCTTCATCATTTACTACTTGATTATAATATAAATATATTGATAGATGGCTCTTAAGGTTGCTTGTAATACTACTCATAGGACGACTGAGCGTTCTCTTTCTTAAATTTGTTAGATAGTCATAACTATCACTTATTATATTAGATAATTTTAATGATACTCTAATATCATCGTCTTGTGTTGTATTTATGCCTTCGTCTAATTTTATATACAGAGCAATAATATCTATATATTTTAAAACATTATTTAGAATATTAAAGAATTGTATAATATCCCCCGATATATATTCTTCCATAGTTTTAATACCTACTCCTTTAAAACTTTCAAAATTTATATCACCTAGAGGTTTTTGAGGTTTTTTATGTTCTACTGTCGGTTCTGGTGCTACAGAACCTTTAGCAATTCTTGAAGTCATACCCCCGCCACCTGAATTAGTTATTGGAGTTATTAGTTTGTTGTAAGGGATATATCCTGATACTGCTATATCATATTCTTCTTTAGGATTGAGAGACACCAACAAATTATTGTCTTGGTATTCATAAGGAATATCATCAAAATCTAATGAATTTATACCTTCTTGAGTATATCCTTTGTCAATAAATATTAATTGATAACTTAACTTCCTTATTTTTTTTCCAGCAGTTGATAATATCCACTCTAAAAATTCTTTTAAAATTTGCGAAGGTAATATATCTTTTATACAGTTGATAAATCTTACAATAATTTCATCATGTTTTTCCATTTTGTCAAATAATTGTCTTATATCTAAAGCCCCTTCTATAACCTCATTGCTTAATAAATCTATATCAACAAGTATAATACCTATATTATCAAGTTCTTTGGTAAAAATATTTAAATCAATATTATAGGCGTTTAATATATCAAATATATTCTGTATAAACTGGTGTAAATATTTAAACCTCAAGTCAATATATAGTTTTATATCGTTTATTCTATTTAATCTATTTAATTTTTCTATATCTACAACTGGTTTTGTATTAAACACATTAAGAATTGCTTTAAACCCTCTAGTAAATATATCACCTGTTTGCGTATTTGTCTTTTGTGAGTTTGGAACACCTTTTAATCCATCGGCATTATGCTGTGGCTGTCTTGATACTAGTGCTTCTCGTGCTTGCCGGTTTTTTTCTCGTTCTTGCCGGTTTTTTTCTCGTTCTTGCTGTTTGTTTTCTTGGTTTTTTTGCCGTTTATCATATAGTATTTGTGCTCGTGTTCTTGTCTCTACTAACGGTGTTGGTTTTTCTTTTGGTTCTTGCGAATATAATGTGCCTGTTGTTCGTATTCTGCCTTGATATCCTTCTTTGTTAAGTACTAGTGGCTGTAGTGCTGACTGTCGTAGTGGTGGTAGTGCTGACTGTCGTTGTGGTAGTGCTGACTGTCGTAGTGGTGGTAGTGCTGACTGTCGTTGTGGTAGTGCTGACTGTCGTGGTTGTGGTAGTGGTTGTAGTCGTGGGTCATATTCTTGTATATCTTGTATATCATCATATATATTATTATATTTTGTCATATATTCAAGAGGCACCCGCTTATATTTGTCTTTTTCACTTATTTGTAAATCATTAAATGTTCTTATTATTTCTTTAATCAACAAATTCCTTTCATTCTCCATATATTTTTTAAACTCTTGTGTTTCGTTTCCTTTAAATCTTTTAATTTTGTCAAGTATCTTTTCTATTTCGTTATGCATTTCTTTTAATTTATTCAACGCAGCCAAATTAGCATTACCCACAGCACTATCCATTATATATCAATCTAATTATATACAAACATAAAAATAACCCTCCTTAAGTAATATTTTTATATTTATATATATATAGAGAATGTCTGGAAGTTGTAATGCCGCTGCTGTTGGAGGCGCTAAGAAGAAGCGTAAATTAACCCCGTATAACAAGTTTGTAAAGAAGATGTATGCCGAACTTCACAAGAAGTTCCCTACGGATACCGCTCCCCAAATTATGAAGAAGATTGGTGCTGAATGGAGAAAGAAGAATAATAAGTAGAAGCGAAGCGGCGTAGCGGCGAAGCCTAAACAGTTCTAGCCCGCATTTTACGATTACTCTTGTCGCTACTAGCAGAAGCAGCAGTAGCACCGGAACCAGTTTTATTTTTATTCATTTTATGTGCTCGTGGGTTATATAGCATAGAATAATTACACAAGTTATCTATATAGGTATCATCTCGCAAATGGCTTTCAGCCGATTTAGATTTAACAACCACCACATTCAATCTAAAATATTCTCTTAATTTATATTTTAACTCCTTATATACTTCAGGATGTATCTCCCTATCCTTATCCTGTATTATCTTAAATTCTAGCGACGCTAACGCTGCTAGCCCTGCTACCCCTGCCTTAGCCTTCGTATTTATTGTAGATATTCCGCCAGCGAACCCTCCGTGCCCGCCAGCAAGACCGCCAGCGTTCCCGCCCTTATGCCCGCCACCATACCCTCTATGCCCTGCCTCCGCATACTCTTCATACATCTCGCTATCATCCTGTTCATCCTCATACTCCACATCCCATATCTCATTATAACTGTCGTATTGCTGTGGTAATATACAGTTTATTGCCATCCACTTCTTGTGCCTAACCGTCCCTCTTAATCTAGTGGATATCGCCTCAACCACGCTATCTTTAACATGCCACCACTCCGTTTCTTCAAATAACTCCACAGTCCGCTCAATCCACCAAGGAGGCGGCGGGTGGTTCCATCGTGTCGGGTCTATGTAATCCTTGTCCCTAGAATTCCAAGCACAATTGTCAGGCAAGAATATATTAGGGATGTAATTCCAATCATCACGGCTAATATAGTAGTTGTCGGGAGGCGCTGAGTATTGATAAACACCTTTAAGAGGCAGCGGTGTTTTAACGATTTTCGTTGGGTCAGCGCTATAATTATAGGGCAACTCGTATCCTAGCGGATATGTCGCATTATACGAACGCATATATGTTATGAGCCGCCGCATATAATTTCTAGTAAATAGCCGCAGCCCGTTATCCAGTTTTCTCCAATAGTTCTTCCCTTCGCTCGTTACGACACCTAGGAACTCCTGCTTACGCACCCAGATGCCCGTATAAAAAGCCATCTTCGCTTGTCCGTGGTAATTTAAATCAACTGCGTGCGTATGCCCCGTGCTGTCCCCTGTCATATAATGTAAGAACACCTCGGGATATACGCCTATCTCTATTATAGTCGCAATTTTCCTATAAAACTCTATCAAGGCATTCGCCGATGTCTTATTATAATGTCCTGCCATACGATTAACGGCGGCGCCGATATACGATAGCAGCAGATTGAGCCTTATGCAATTGTTAATCTTGTTCGTCCCGTCCTTGAACTGCGTAAATAACGCCTCGTATAACCCGATGTTATAATTCAACTTGTCAAAGTTGTCAAACTCGCTGTCAAAGCCGCCGCCTGACAAATCCACCTTGTAAAGGTCGGCGATGGTTAGATGGCTGAGCCCCTTGATTTTAGAGAGACAAGGGTCTATGTTATTCTGTATATAATCAAAATAATCGCAAAAAAACACTATCCAATCCTCGCTATTTATAGGATAATCGCTATACTCCTTCTCGTTCATCGCTATCAAATTCTGGGACTTCTTTGTTAAGTCGGTTGATAGTTTGTAGCCGTCCGCTTGCGCTGCTTGCGCTCTTCCTGTCCTTCGTCCTGCAGGTGCCGTTGCTGGTCTCGCCGAAAGTCCTTGACCTCTCGCTGCTGCTGTCGCCGCATTCATATCAGCAACACGCCCGCTTCTTCTCGGTCCTGATGACATACCACCCTTATTATCTAATTATATAGTAGATATTATTTAATGAGTGCCGCTACGCCGCAATTTAAAAAACCGACGAATACCGATTATACAATCTACAGCATATCTAATTGTAAATACTGTGTGATGGCTAAAGAACATCTAGGCATCGCCACTCCCGTTAGCGGCGTTAGCGTCATAAATTGCGACAAGTTCATAGGTTCCTGTAGGGAACGAGATAACTTCTATAATTTTATGAGACAATACACAGTTATCCCATATATCCATTTCCCTATGATATTTAAAGACGGCAAGTTTATAGGCGGGTTAAAAGAGTTGCTAGAGAAGCCGCCAAAGCCGACAAAGGCTACGCCAAAGCCGCCAACGCAAGCAAAGCCGACTAAGCAAGCAAAGCCGACAACGCAAGCAAAGCCGACAAAGGCTACGCCGAAGCCTAAGCCTAAGAAACGCATATAAGTATTAAAACAGAATAACTATATAAAAATTAAAGAGTATGGAAGCGAACAGAGTGAGTTTTAAGGATACGAAAAGAGAGAGTGTCGCTGGCATCATCCTAGTAACAAGTTGTCAAAAATATCAACATACCAGATTAAAGGAACTGAACCTGAAGGCGTCTTATGGAGATTGGAAGGTTATCTGCGTAATCGGCGATTTGTTCTTAGACTGCGATTATAAACTAGATGGATACGGAGTGAATGACGGAAACGGATATAATCTGCTAACTATTAAATGCGAAGACGCCTATATTTATAATCTTAAAAAGTATGTGCTATCTCTAAAATATCTTTATGAAATGTTTGATATCGCCGAAGGTGTATTGCGTGCTAACGATGACCTAGTGTTTAATGAGAGTTTGCTTGAAGGCTTCTTGCGGATGCCTAAGAGATTGTCAATTAATCCTGACACCGTGATTGATATAGACTTCTTAGGCAGGTCTTCTGTAGGACATTCTCTTATAAACTATCCGTTTGTATGCGAGCCCCATAGGTCTGGTGTTAATCCTCACTTGGTGAATTATTATGAAACACATCAAGAAGATTTTGACAATCCGCTACACAACATAAAGGGCGTTGATGTGTTAAAATACTCGGTGATGCCTCATATTCCCGCATTTCTCCACGGCCCACTTATATACTTCTCTAACAAATCCTGTAAGATATTGATAGAACATTTGGAGAGCATCGGCTATGATATCTATCATTACCACGAGAAGTCCAACTCGTATCCTTATACTATTGATGACTTAACATACCCGCTGATACTGCTCTCTAATAACATTAACCTATTACATACAAGTAACTGGCACAAGGAACTAGAGTGTTCGCCAGCACATACCACGCAATTCTCTTATGATATCTGTGGTAATTTTGAGAATAGCCCTGAGTGTATCGCTTTCCATACGAATAAATACAAGTAATTATTTGGGAATAAATACAAGTAATTATTTGGGAGCCACAAAAACCATATAAATACTAAACTCGCTATATTAAATAGATTTAGTTTTTTAGGATGATTGCTGTAAAAGGTATCATTCTTATCTTGAGTTGCCAGAAACACCTAAATACCCGTGTGAAGAACTTTAAATTACCTCGTGAAGAATATGCGGGATGGAAAGTGGTATATGTTATTGGCGACCTGTTCCTAGAAGGCGATTACAAGGTTGAAGGAAACCTAATGACTATTAAGTGTGAAGATTCGTATATCCATTTATTAAAAAAATTAGTGCTATCTTTAAAATACCTTTATGAGATTTATGATATTAAAGAAGGCGTATTGCGTGGCGGCGATGACCTGATGTTTAACGAAGAACTGCTACAATCATTCGTTATGCTACCTAAGGTAATGCCAACGGCTAGCGATGTGAGCGATACGAGTGCTAGCGTCCCAGTAGATTTCTTAGGCAAATCACCATCAGGACGCAGTCTGCTAGCACACGAGATAAGTGATGCGGACATTAAAGCGACCATTAATGATACCTTTATGGTGGATTATTATATGAGCCATCCAGAGGATTTTGACAATCCCTATCATAACCTTAAAGGCGTTAATATTGCTAAATATACGAAGCGTCCGCATATTCCCGTCGGTCCCTGTGGTATTATGTTTTATCTCTCTAACAAATCCTGTAAAATATTGATAGAACATATGGAGAGCATCGGCTACGACATCTTCCATTACGACGAGGACACCGGCTCATATCCCTACACTATTGAAGATTGTGCCGTATCCTTTATCCTTTATTCTAACAAGATTAGTTTTATACATACCCTGTCTATGTATGACGAATACTATAATAACCCTGAAAAGGTCGGGGTAATCGCTATACATACTAACTTGAATAAGTATTAGAGCAGCGGAGGGGTAGCGATTGCGATAATATACTAATGATATAAGCCTCTTGATTCAATATCGGGCGCTACCCTTTTATTACCTTGTTTAAATTTATGTATCTGTAGATTAATTGCCGATTGGAGTTCATAACCTTTCCAACCTATAAGTTTAGAATTTTCTTTAGCAGTCTTCTTAACAAGTTCAATATATTCTTTGATATTATCATCTTTTTGCACACTTTCATCCTCATTTATTACCATAGATTGAATATGCATAAAAAAATCTTGTAATATGTCATTTAACACAATCATAATATCATTAAAATTTATATAAGAACCGCCTACGATAACAAACAAATCTCCAAATTTTTTATTATTTCTTTGTAATTGTGTTATATAAGGTTTTAGACTGTCTAGTTCTTTTTTACTAATAATTAATTTATTTGTAAAAAAATTTAAACGGCGCCTTGCATACCATTCTTTAGATTGAGTTCCATCTAATATCCCATTATATACTATTGTTGAAGGTTCAAAATACTTACCTTTTTTTGGTTTTTCCTTATATGATATTCCTAATTCGTGTATATAGTATCGTATATTCTCTATTAGTCTAACAAATTTAGATTGATATGTCAATAATTTATCATAAAGGTCATGATATATTGTATCACTTGGAAATATAATTTTTGGATAATAGTATAATAGAAATTCTTCAAAAAAGGCATTTAAATCGGTCGCTATTGTGTCAATCAAAACTAGCAAGTCATATGCGGTAATAAATCCAACCTTTAAAAGTTTTTCCATATACGATATATAGGTATCTTTTATTTTATCTAATAAAATGTTAGGTGCTGGTGGTGTTTTTACATTCTTTAATTTTGTTAGTCGCTCTTCTTTTTCTATAGCGGTGGGTGAAACATTACTAGGTGCTACAGCATTACTAGGTGTTTTTCTTTGTAATCTTGAGAATGTGCTTCCTATTCTCCTTGCTGTTGCTGAGATTACCGCTCTTAATGATGCACCGAACCTATTGCTCGTGTTGCTCGTGTTGCTTGCGTTGCTCCTGACACCGCCTCTTATAGGTTTCTTAACAACCGCTTTCTGTGCTTTAGCTGCTTTAGGAACTGCTCTAGGAACTGCTTTAGGCACAGCCTTAGGCTTCTTAACAGTCGCTTTCGCTGCTTTCGCTGCTTTCGCTGCTTTAGGAGCCGCCTTAGGCTTCTTAACGACCGCTTTTGCCGTCTTAGGCGTCGCTCTAGGCTTCGCAACAACCGATTTAGTATTCATTCTATTATATTCATAACATTTAAAATGCCGATTTTTTTACTATTAAAATGATATAAGATTTAAGCGATATTATAAGATGATAGTGATGCAACTCTACCATGCATAAGACCTATCGTTAATCTAAATAATGGTGTGTTTGGAACGAAAGTTCTATTATTTTGGTTATAATTGATTACTTTGTTATCAGAACAAGAAACCTAACGGTGAGATAATCAATTACTTATAAAACAAAAAATTAAAAATGAATTCATACCAAGTCCACGCTTGGTACTACCCAAATTTTTACACCTTTTCGGCTTTTTAAATGTTAAAAGGTAAAAAAAAAGTATTAGGCAAATAACAAGTAATCGCTATCAAATATCCTTTATCATATAAGTATCAACCAACTGATACCCTAACCTCCTATAATATCCTCTAACACCCGTGCCGCTAATTATCGCTACTTTGCGATATCCATTATCTCTAGCAATCTCCTCAGCCTTCGCTACAAGTTGCTTACCATATCCCTTGTGTTGTAGCGAACCCTCTATATTGTTCCCAACATCACTTATATTAGAATATATATGAAGTTCTCTAATTAGCGCACAGCCTTTAATAGAAGGCAACACGGCTTCGCTGGACGCTTCCACATCGGCTAATCGTAATCGCAGAAACCCGACCAAGTAATTTTTATCACAGCAAGTATCAAAACTGAGATGATACTCGTCGCCGCCACTAGCCCTATACTTCTCTACATTAAGCCTAATGTCGCTTAGCGATACTTGGTTCGCTCTAATCTCCCTACATCTTATACATTTACAGCCCCACTTATTTAGCCGCATATCATCCTGTAGCAGTTGCCTCATATTCACAAACTTGGTTGAATAGCCGCCTTCTATATAGTGTCCGGGAATATCCCGAATAATACGGTTAAGCCGCTTGTATTTCTGGACTTTCTGCTTAAAGTCCTTGATTAACTGGTATAATAGCAAGTCATCATAAGGAACATAGGAACCTTCCTCAAACCACCTCTTAATACGAGTATAAGGAACTATAGCAGTCGGGTATATCTTATACTGGTCTGCTTGTATCCGCTCGTCATACAAGACCTCTTCTAGCATCGCCTTGTCAATCTCGTAAGAGGCTGCTGGTAGGTTAGGCATTATGTGGATATCCACCTTGTAGCAATTATTCTTCAGCATTTTTATTGCCTCGTATGCTCGCTCTATCGTATGCCCTCTCATAATCTTCTTTAAAACTGCGTTGTTCGTATGCTGGACGCCTAACTGTATTCGGGTGCAATTATATCGGCGAAAGTTAGCAATCTCTTCTAGCGTTATAGTATCCGGTCGTGTTTCTAGAGTTAGCCCTATTATATGTATCTTAGCCGTCTCGTTTATCTGTATTTCTTCTTCTAAAGATAGTTTGTCTCGCTTTGCGGGCTTCGCCGTATCAAAATAACTATTAGCCGCATAATATAAATCGGTTATGAAGCGGTCTTGGTAATTACGAGGATATTCGCTCCAAGTCCCACCTAACACGATAATTTCCAGTTTATCTGGTATGTGTCCCATATTTATCAGCGACGATATACGAGAGTTCATCTGCTTTATTGGGTCAAAGTCGTTAGCGTTCGCTCGTAATACTGCGGGCTCCGCATATAGATAACTTCGTGGCTGGGCTACCCAACCATTACCCTCGTGGGCTGGCTCGTTAGGACAATAGGCACAATCGTGCTTACAAGAGAAACGGGCTCGTTTTGTCTTTCCGTCGCCGTCGCTATCAATATACTCAGGGTGTGCTGATGTTAGCACCGTGATTACAAGAACGCCTGAGTTGGACTTACATTTTTTCTTTGTAATAAGATTACGCAACTGCTGGTTATCTAAATCAAGATACTTGTATATCTTGATGAACTCGGCATTAGATATAGTATATTTATGTTTTTTCTGTATATTCTTTTTAAACCGGTCTATATCGTTCGTAGTCCTAAAAGTATCCATATTATTCTTGAACTCTTCTGCTAGACACTCTAGTAGCCCATTAAATACACTATTATCTTTGTATTCTTTGTTGATATGTTGATGTTCTATGGTGTGCGTAGCATTAGCGATAGCGGCATTAGCAATATCCTCAATATCTGTTATAGGAATGCTAAATAAAGCAGAGAATGACTTATAAATATTCATCGTTATTAGGTTTAATATAGTTTAGTATTGTCATTTTTTATGCTAATAAAAATAAAATATATGTTTTAAGTATCCAAAAGATTACTCGTGGTTAGTTCCATAGCAATATTTAAGAAGGTTTTAATCGTTTTTATCCTATTGTCAAAAGAACTCAATTCCTTTTCGTCCTCCTCATTTATCTTTATCAATTTCTTGACGGCACCATATAACGAATAGTTTATCTGTGATACATCTATTGATAGCAGGTTAGGGATGCTTAATGTATCCGTGTTGTATTCGTGAGATGAAATTGCTTTGGGAAATATATCATAAACTTCCTGTGCTATAAACCCTAACTGCTTGTTATCCCTAGAAACTGTATTGAACCCGTCTATGTAATTGAAGCGGTTCAGTTCCAGTTTATTAATGTTGTCAAAGCATTTGTCATAAGACGCTCTCTCTATGTTCTCTTTTATTCTCCTGTCGGAGCCGGTGTTCCAACTTGCGGTTCCTGTAGGGTTTGTTATAGCACCTGCTGTAGTTATCTTTATATAATCTGTATCAACGCTGGATGTTGAAGAGATAACCTTGAACTCGCTATTATAATTGCCTAATTTGTAGTCTCTGTTAGCGTCTGCTGCGGTTCCTCTAATGAACTCTATGGAGGATGATATGGTGGTTGGTGGTGTTAAGTATCTAATGATTACTATTCCGGAGCCGCCTTTGCCTCCTGTACCATAACCATATCCTGATGTTAGACCGCTAGCACCACCTCCTCCTCCAGTATTTACTGTTCCATCTACACCATTTGGAGTATTTGGAGACCACTGTCCACCTTTACCACCACCTCCTGTTCCACCAAGTCCGCCTGAACCAGTACCATATAAACAACCTCCACCACCCCCACCAAACCAACCACTAGCACCAACACTTGTTCCAAATAATGATGAAAAATTAACTCCTATTCCTCCAGCACCAGATGTACTTGGAAGTGTTACAGAACCCCCAACACCTCCAGCACCTCCACCACCTCCACCTAAATGAGTATCACCAACACAACCATACCCTCCACTATTACCATAAGATATCCAATCACTATAAGATGTTTTAGTAGAAGAACCACCAAGACCTCCAATTGCTGCTGGAGTACCATCAGGTGTATTTCCTCCACCTCCAGAACCTCCATTTCTACCATTCACAAATACAGCAAAATTTCCTGAGTTGCGCCCTCCACCACCTCCTCCTCCAACAGAAGAATATGTAGTTCCTCCTATTGTGATTGAAGAATTAAAGCCATCTTGACTTACATTTAAACCTGTTGTTGTTGCACCACCATTTCCAACTCTTATAGAAGAACCATTATTAATAATAATATTTGAACTATATAATACTTGACCCGCACCACCTCCGCCACCAAATGCTCCACCACCACCACCTCCTGCTACTATTAATATATCACAAACAGCATTCCCTGATACTGTTAAAGTATATAAACTCTGTCCTGTCCCAGCACCACCAGTCTCACTCGTATATGTAAAAACCTGATATGTATAAGCACCAGTAGTTCCTGTAGTAGTCGCTGTAGGTGACGAGGTTATAACAGGTGCTACATAACTATTCTGTATAGTTAATGCCGTATTGCTAGTTAAACTATTAGTAATAATAGCATTAACGCTGCTGCTGCCGCTGCCGCCGACACTCAACCTACCTACGCTAACCGCCCCTGATATGTTAGCATCACCGAGAATATCTAGGCTCCTAGTCGTATGATACACAGTCCCTATACCAACCCTACTATTAATACTAGTATTCTTATGTATTATCGTCTCGTTCGAAGAGAATGACGCTAGATTTGCCGAAGTATTGCCGTATGACTGCGTGCTATTCTCCATCTGTAATTTAATATATGTGTCTGTATCATTAATAAATCTATAGTCGTTCTGTGTATCCGCACCGGTTCCTCGCCTGAACTCTAGGGTTGCTGGTGCGGTCGTCGTGGTATCTATTAATAATCTTGATGTCGTTGTGTTATATATATGTAAAGGCACTACAGGGTCTATGGTGCCTATGCCGACATTACTAGTATTGTAGTATATTTTAGATACATTACTAGACCACTGGCTAGATATTCCTGTAGATACTGGAGCAGGCGTATCAACATAATTGGTAATTAAATTAGAATAGAGATTAGAACTTGTTGCTATAACACCGCCGCTCAATATAGAAAATAATGTGCTTGAAACGGTGTTGGTTGCCTTACGGTAGCGGATGATGATGATGCCTGAGCCGCCGTCTTTGGGATAGAGTTGTTCTCCATTTTGAGGATTAACTCCCCAACCACCACCACCACCTCCTCTACCAGGTGTCGGAATACTTCCATAAACAGATGTTGTATTTATAGTATAAGCACCTGTTCCACCGCCACTATCTACAGTCCCTGATGTTCCTTGTGTCGCATTAACACTCGCATTATATATTCCAGATGCCCCACCAGAACCATATTTAATAGCAGAGCCCGTTATGTTAATACTAATACCTAGTCCTCCAGCGCCTGATGTTAAAGTAGAAGCATTTAAATTACCTCCTACCCCTCCAGCACCTCCACCTCCTCCACCTGAATATGCTGTATTGGCTCCTAAAGTAGCACTACCACCTATACCACCTCTGTTTCCATAAATTGTAATACCATTAGGTGATTGATTTGTTAAAGTTGAAAATGTAGAGGATGAAGTATTTGTTGAAATAATATTAGCACTAGAAACAACGCTTGGAGCAAATGTTGGAATATTATCACGATTTTCACTTCCGCCACCTGACCCTCCTGTGCCTCCAGTCATAGATTGAATATAATTAGCGGCTCCAAAACCACCACCTTTTGCTCTAAAAATTGTTATAGCCCCAAATAATATATCACTATCGCTACCATTAGCACCTTGCGTATCACCAATACCACCTGTCTTGAGTGATATACCACCATTCCCTACTTTAAAAGAATATCCTCCAGTTGGGAAATAAACATTCTGGGTATATATTACGGCACCGCCTCCACCTCCTGAGCGACCACCACAACCACCACCACCAACCACCAAGATATCGCAAATAAGGTTCTCGGTAGTAGTAATCGTATAATCCTTAGTAGCCGCTGTGCCTGAATAAGGGAACGATATATATCTATCGGTAGTCCCAGCGATTGTACTAGATACCACGATTTCGCTAGACGGTTTTCTGTAGCGTATGATGACGATGCCTGAGCCGCCTGAACCTGCTAAAGTTGTAGATGAATCGTTTCCTTGTCCTCCTCCTCCACCACCTGTTCCATCTAAACCATTCTGTGCTGTTCCATTATCACTACCATACCCACCGCCTCCTCTTGATTGTATAGTAGGATATGCTGGATTAAATGATTGTGTTTGATTTCCATCATAATCACAACCATTTCCACCTCCAGCATATACAACTGATGCTCCTGTAATATCTATGCTTAAACCTAATCCACCATATCCATCATTTACAGTTATCTCAGCATCGTGGTTCATACCAGCACTTCCCGCACCACCACCACCACCACCTTTATAAATTGATATTTGATTGCCACCTACATTACCTCTACAACCTTCAGGACTTGTCAAAGTATTTACATACTGATTATTTAATACAGATACTACTGAACCATTAAAAATATTATTACTTGATAATCCATCTGCTGTACCAACCCAATTTCCACCACCTGATGACCCCCCGCTTGTATTTGAATTTACATCACTATCTCCACCTTGACCTCCTCCTCCGCCTTTTGCTCTATATTTTGTTGTTGAATTATATATTAATGAACTATCGCCTCCGGGAGAAGCAGGAATAGTAGTCCATGATGTTCCTGTTGTTCCACCATATAATCCACCCTTGCCAACACCAACTGTAAATGTCCCAGCATTTAAAATTACATTTTTATGATATAGACAAGCACCAGCACCTCCTCCTCCACCACCTCTCTTCCCACCACCACCACCACCACCAACCACCAAAATATCACAAATAAGGTTCTCAGTAGTCGTAAAACTATAATCCTTAGTAGCCGCTGTCCCTGAATAAGGAAACGATATAAACCTCTCAGTAGTTCCTATAGTTCCTGTTGTAGTTCCTGCAACAGATATCGCATTAGGCATAACGCCGCTGCCGCCGCTAGGTACTATATCAGTAGGTAATGTAGCCGATGTGGTATTAACGGCGACCCCGAATGTTCCATTAGTATTAACTATACTCAATCCTGACTTATTTTCTATTAAACCTTGTATAATATCCATATTATTATAATATATATTATATTACTTCGTCTAACTTCGTAACTTCGTCTTATACTTCCAAATATATATTTATATATTATGATATAATAGAAAATAAAATGAATAGCCTTGAATTAGTCAGTTCTATTAAAAGCCATTCTCGTAAAAAATACTATGACGAGAATGCTCTAAAAGCATATAAAGACAACTTGAAGTCGTATAAGAAAAATAATGTAAAAGATAAACCGGCTACCCCATTAGACTTTAGTGTTCCATACGACTATGCGGTAATAAATGAGTTTTTACAGATAAATAATGTGAATACTGAAGGTATAAACTTGATAAACTTGAAAATCACGAAAGGTGATAAAAGACGGGCGAAGAATATTATAGAAATCGTTAAAGGGATTGACAGGCGGATGGTTGAATTACCACGCAGTTTTACGAAGCCGCTTTACAAGGGTATTACGCATATTAGCAAAAGAACCTTAGATAGCAATATGCCTATTATATATAAGTCCTTCAGTTCTACCACGGCAAATTACGAAACGGCATTAAACTTCACTTACCAAATGTCCCAAAAGATGGACGATTACGGTATGGCGAAGTATGACGAATATAGCATAGTGCTTAAATTACAATTAGACCCATCAATAAAAGTATTTGACTATGAAGATGAAACCTATGAAGCGGAATTCCTGCTTGAAAGAAACACTATAATATCTAACTTCGTTTTTAACTCTTATGACAAAAAAGAAGGCGTATATATATATGATGCGATAGTCTCTAAATATAGCCCTGAATTACTATTCATACCTAAAAAAGCGTCCCTTAAATTTCCAGACTTCCTAGGCTTATTGAAAAACTAGGGTATCCATTATGATATTGCTGGTATCTATTGAGATGTTGCTGGTATCCATTATGATATTGCTAGTATCTATTGAGATGTTGCTAGATGTATCTAATATGTTGCTAGTATCTAATGCGATATTGCTAGATGTATCTAATATGTTGCTAGTATCTAATGCGATGTTGCTAGTATCTATTGAGATGTTGCTAGTATCTATTGAGATATTGCTTGTATCTAATATGATATTGCTAGATGTATCTAATACTATATTGCTAGATGTATCTATTAGTATATTGCTAGTATCTAATATATTGCTAGTATCTAATGCGATATTGCTAGTATCAATAGCGATATTGCCGGTATCTAATACGATATTGCTAGTATCTATTGAGATGTTGCTAGTATCTATTGCGATGTTGCTAGTATCCATTATGATATTGCTAGATGTATCTAATATGTTGCTAGTATCTATTACGATATTGCTAGTATCAATTGTAATATTGCTAGTATCTAATACTATGTTGCTAGTATCTAATGCGATATTGCTGGTATCTAATATGATATTGCTAGTATCTATTACGATATTGCTAGATATATCTAATACTATATTGCTAGATGTATCTAATATGTTGCTAGTATCTAATGAGATATTGCTAGTATCCACCACAACATTACTAGAAGTATCAACAGCAATATTTAAAAAGGTTTCTAAAGTTTTTAATTGATATCCTAAAGTTTTTATACGCTCGTCCTTCTCCTTATTTATCTCTATCAATTTCTTAACGGCACCATATAGAGAATAGTTTATCTGTGATACATCTATAGATAGCAAGTTAGGGATGCTTAAAGTATCCGTGTAATATTCGTGCGACGAGATTGCTTTGGGGAATAAATCATAAACCTCCTGTGCTATAAAACCTAACTGCTTGTTATCCCTAGAAACTGTATTGAACCCTTCAACATAATTAAAGCGGTTTAACTCTAATTTATTAATGTTATCATAGCATTTGTCGTAGGACGCCCTCTCAATATTCTCTTTTATTCGCCTGTCGGAGCCGATGTTCCAACTAGCGGTTCCTGTAGGATTGAAGATAGCACCTGCTGTGGTAATCCTAATATAATCTGTATCTATACTGGATGTTGAAGAGATAACTTTAAACTCGCTATTGTAGTTTCCTAGTTTGTAGTCTCTGTTAGCGTCAGCGGTGGTTCCTCTTACCAGTTCTATAGAGGATGAGGTGGTTGTTGTTAAGTATCTTATGATTACGATGCCTGAACCGCCGTTGCCGCCAGAACCATAATTACCACTACCTCCTCCTCCTCCAGAACCTGTATTATTTGTAGCATCTTTACCATTATCTACTGCTCCTGCTGTTCCAGAACCTCCATTCCCACCACCTCCTTTGCCACCAATACCAATCTCTGGTCTGTCCCACCCTCCTCCTCCACCACCTCCAGCAAAATATATAAGGTTATCCGATTCAAGTTTTCCCACATTTGTTCCAAAGTTTGTTTTAAAATCATAACCAATCGCACTTATACCTGATAAACCGTCTCCTCCGTTTCCTGGTTTATTTGTAGTTGAATTAGCACCATTACCACCTGCTGTTCCAGCACCTCCTCCACCTGCTCCTTGTCCTGGGTCAGTTCCACCTTCTCCTCCATCATTACCTCTGCTATATACTGTCCCTGATGAATATGTATCAACAGTTGAATTTTTCAATCCTTTACCTTTTACTCCTAAACCATTTAACCAACTGTCTCCACCTGCTCCAGAGCCTCCGTCCTTTGAAGCATTTCCACCATTTGCTCCACCTCCTTCAGCAATAACATAGTCAAATGAACTGTTAGAACCTTTTGTTGGTTCTACTCCTCCTGTTGCTGGATTTGTTCCTCTAACTCCTCCTTTACCAACTTTAATTGTATATGTTCCTGCGTTTAAAGTCGTTTGGTATATTAAAACCAATTGACCTGCACCTCCGCCTCCACCGTGTCCGCCTCCTCCACCACCGCCACCTCCTACAACCAGCACATCACAAACTACACCACCAGCAGATGCTGTAATGGTATATAGACTTTGTCCCGTACCTGCCCCCGCTGTTTCTGTCGTATATGTGAATACTTGATATGTATAACTCCCTGCGACACCTGTATCAGTTGCGGAAGGCGACGATGTTATAGGAGGTGCCGGTGGAGGGAACCCATTATGTATAGTAAGCGATACATTACTACTCAAACTATTAGTAATAATAGCGTTGCTACTTAAGACACTCAACCCACCCACACTAACCGTCCCTGATACATTAGCACTACCAAGAACATCTAGGCTTCGTGTAGCGTGATACACCGTACCTATACCAACCCTACCACTCATAGTGGTATTCTTGTGGATGATGGTATCATTCGAAGAGAACCACGCAAGATTTGCGGACAGATTGCTGAATGCCTGCGTGCTATTCTCAAACTGTAATTTAATAGTTCCGTCAGTATCATTAATAAACCTGTAGTCATTTTGCATATCAGCACCGGTTCCTCGCCTGAACTCGGCAATTGCTGTTCCGGTCGTTGTGGTATCTAGCAATAACCTCGCGCTACTATTGCTGGTTGCTTTGCGGTAGCGGATGATGATGATGCCGTTTAACCCATTTGAAGCACCAACTCCAGCATTTCCACCTTTTGTTCCGCTACCAAAACTTCCATTTCCACTTGAACCATTTGCTCCTGCTGTACCATTAACAGTTACCCCTCCTCCACCACCAGCACAATAAATAACTGATGAACCTGTAATAGTATTTGCTACACCATTACCACCATTACCTCCTAATTGAGAAACTCCTACAGTTCCTAATCCCCCAGCACCTCCTCCTCCGCCGCCTGATGAATTAACATTCGCCTCAAAACCATTCACTCCAGCGAAACCTACACCATACCCATAAGTTGAGTTTTGGATACTCGCTTGTCCTGTCGCCCACGCACCATAATCACCTCCGCCACCACCACCACTCCCACCTGTTTCAGGTAAATTTCGTGATGCTTGAGATGTTCGCGACCCTCCTCTGCCTCCACCTAATGCTATATAAGGAGTACCTCCAGTTATTGAAGAATTATTTCCACTTGTATTATTATCATAAGTTCCTATACCACCTCTACCAACACTAACATTATAGGTAGTTCCGCTACTTAATATAATATTTGTTAGATAAACATAACCTCCAGCGCCACCACCTCCACCGCCATTACCACCTCCAGAACCACCTCCACCAACCACTAAGATATCAGCAATTAATGCTTCAGTAGGTATAAATGAATAGGTCATCGCTGAACCTGAACCAGAATAAGGAAACTGAATACACCGCTCAGTAGTCCCTATAATTGTTGAAGTCGCCCCTACAACACTAATCTCTGTAGGTAATGTCGTTGGTATTAATAAAGGCGTATCACTATATATATGTAAAGGCGCCGCAGGGTCTATCGTGCCTATACCAACATTACCTAAATTATAATATATCTCAGTTCCTGCGGTAGTCCACTGGCTAGAACCACCGCTGCCGCTCCCAGAAGAACTGCTAGTATAGTTAGTAATAACATTAATATTGCTATACGAACTAATGATATTGAAAGGTATATTAGAATTAGCACCTACAGCACCATTATTTAATATAGAGAATGACACATTACTCGTCCTATTGTTATAAACCCCCATCGTCCCATTATTATTAACTATACGCCATCCTAACTTATCGGCATTCCCAGTCTCTATCAATCCTTGTATAATATCCATATTATTATCATACATATTATTATCATATAATAACATCCAAAAAAGAAAGGTATATAAGGAACCGCCTTGTCCGTTATCCTTATATACCCGAAGACGCAGAGGATTGTAATTCACTAATCGTGTTTATCCTATTGTTAAAAGAGTTCATACTCTCTTGGTCTTCGTCGTTTTTCTCAATCAACTTCTTAACGGCTCCATATAACGCATAGTTTATCTGCGATATGTCTATGGATAGCAAATCAGGGATGCTTAAAGTATCGCTGTAATATCCTTGCGTTGATATAGATTTAGGGAAAATGGCTGATACCTCTTGTGCTATAAAACCCAACTGCGTTTTATCTCTATTCACCGTATTAAACCCTTCTACATAATTGAAGCAGTTTAACTCTAGCCGATTGATATTCTCTAGACACTTGTCATAAGACGCCCTCTTAATATTCTCTTTTATTCGCCTGTCGGAGCCGATGTTCCAATTGGCGGTTCCTGAAGGGTTCGTTATGGCACCTGCGGTGGTAATCCTGATATAATCGGTATCTACGCTGGATACAGAAGAGATAACCTTGAATTCGCCGTTAAAGTTGCCGACTTTGTAGTCGTGGTTAGTGTCTGCTGTGGTTCCTCTAATGAGGTTGATAGAGGATGATGTTGGATTAGGTGTAAAACCATTATGTATGGTAAAAGAAGTATTGCTAGTAATACTATTGGTAAGCACAGCATTACTGCTACCGCTGACGCCGCTACCGCTGCTGACGCCGCTGACACTCAACCCACCCACACTAACCGTCCCTGATACATTAGTATCACCGAGGACATCTAGGCTCCTAGTCGTATGATACACAGTCCCAATACCAACCCTACCATTAAAAGAGGTATTCTTGTGGATGATAGTATCGTTAGAAGAGAACCACGCTAAATCCGCTATGGTATTCCCGAAGGACTGCGTGGTATTCTCGTATTGTAGTTTAAGGCTACCGTTGCTATCATTAATAAACCTATAGTCATTTAGTGCGTCCGCACCAGTTCCACGGCGAAACTCAACAGACGCAGTTCCTGTCGTGGTAGCATCTAGCAATAACCTAGTATTAGATGTATTATATATGTGTAAAGGTGCTATCGGGTCTGTAGCGCCTATGCCGATATTACCAGAGTTATAATATATTTTAGAGCCAGACACATTACTAGACCATAGGCTACCGGTGCTACCTGTGCTACCGCTTCCCGTATAATTAGACACATTAATACCGCTATATGAATTGATAAAAGAAGAGGAAACATTAGAACTGGTTCCAATACCTTCATTTAATATAGAGAACAGCACATTACTTGTCCTATTATTTAAAACACCTATCGCTCCGCCATTATTCACAATCCGCCAACCAGACCTTCCAGCATTACCTGTATCTATCAACCCTTGTATAATATCCATATTATTATACTATATAATATAATGATTAAAATAAGATTAGCAGGAACTAGAGTTCTTGGAAGTCTATTGTAAAAATAAAGATGTCTAGTATGCTATAAATCTTAATTGCCTAGTATGTTATCTTATTAACACCAAAGAGTTTTCGCATATTCTTCTCAAACTTGAGGCGTAAAATGTGTTCTGGAATAGGTTCCTTAGTATCGTCAGGAGCCTTATCCTTATCCTTAGCCTTATCATTCTTAAAGTTCAAATGGACGACCTTCTTGCGTTTATAGAACATCTTCACAAAATATCTTCTTGTATTTTAAGGTATTTCTTATTTTTATATATTATTATTTATCAATTTTTTATTATTATTATAAGGAACCTGTCTACGCCTGTCTACGCCTGCCTACATTTAGATATAAGGATATGACACGCCTATAATAGGCAGCGTAAGCAGCGATAGCAGCGATAGCGGCGATAGCAGCGATAGCGGCGATAGCAGCGATAGCGGCGATAGCAGCGATAGCGGCGACATAATATGTCTATATGTTTAATGTCCGTGTATTTTTGCGTGGTCTTCCTACGCCTCTCAATATCTTGATATCGGCAGTATCCTCAATAATAGAGGTTATCTCTTCGTCGCTTACTGAGAGCGTCTCTATATTATTGTCATTATTATCTATAGATATGTTATTATGCACATTATTAATAATATTCTCAATATCTACAGCAGGCTTCTGTCTTAGTTCAGTAATGTTAGGAGATTGTCTAGTATTATTATTGGACGGCTGAGGCATAGACTGGGGCATAGACTGCGAATGCTGCGAATGCTGCGGCGTGTTTAGAGTGCTAAACAGGCTGCTAACCATCCCAAACAACCCGCCGCCGCTACCGCTGCTATCGCTCATAGGATTACTATAGCCATTATTTATTGGAATATTCTGGGACGCCTGCGACGACGCCGCCGATTGATTGTAATTATTACCTGTATTACCCATCATATATTGCTTAGCGGCTGCTTGCTGAAATTGCTTCATTAACTCAGGGTTAGAATTTAGGACATTCTCTACATTAGGCATAGGCTGCTCTTTAAACATTCTGCTAGTTAAGTGGAACATAAATGCGCTGCCTGACAAAGCGATAAATAGCCTCAACTCAGGAGCCATCTTCTTACCGGTCGCCTTGTATTTATAATGGAGTTCTTCAAAGATATCATCGTAATCATTAATATTCTCATTAACTTGCTCCGACCACCCGTCTAGTTTTATGGCGAATGGGTCATACCTGCTATTCATATACTCAGTTCCCGAAATAAACGCCATCAGCATCTTCTGCTGAAACCTAACGCTCCCGTCTAGTTCCTTCTCACGAACTAAGCGATTATATTCCGTCCTCATTTCTTCTATGTCCGAGTTCATATTGAACTTAAAAGGCACCTTGAAACCTTTAGACTCCAACCTATCTAATTGATAAATAATCTCTCGCTTCTCATTCAATTCATTCATAATTATCTCTTTTGCCGACAAATGCCTAGATTTGCCTCCGTTTCCGCTAGCGCCTCGTCTGCCGCCGCTTCCGCTTCCGCTGCCCTCGCTGCTACCGCTACCCTCCTCGTCCTCTTCGTCTTCATCCCCGTCTTCGTATTCTTCGCCGTCCTCGTCATCGTCTCCTTCTTCGTCATCCTCTTCCTCTTCGCTCTCTTCTTCGTATTTGCTAGGCTTCTTGTATTTATTACTGCTAACCACGCTGGTAGTCTCGCTATCTTCGTCATACTTAGATTTAGGTCTTGTGCTGCTAGCGCCGGCTCCGCTACCGCTGCCCTTATTCTTATATATGTTATTCATATTTTTCATATAGGCGCTTTTGTCATAATCGCCATTCACCGAACTAGCCCTAGAGGATGAGCGTGAAGACGAACGAGAAGACATAGAGATAACATCGCTGCTAATCTTGTTCTTGTTAAATAGCACATCGTCGCTCATAAAGTTATTTTGGCTGGCTCTCTGCTGCTTGTTAGGAATGTTAAAGCCCATCTGTTTATTTTTAAAGGTATCCCTGTTAATTTCTATCAAATCGTCATTTATATTATTTAGATTTAATGTTGTCATTATATATATTTAATTGAATATCAATTGTTTATATAATATTGATACTATTAATACGGTTATATATACGCGCGTCTAAAGGGCGCTTATTATTTTCTCTCGGTTATATAATTGGATATCCAGAATTTAAAGAATAGTCTAGCGGACTTCCTGTATTTCTCGGGATGGAACTGAACCCCTAAGATGTTCTTTTTAGAGTTATAAGCCATCACTATTTTATTTTTAATCTTCTTAATAACCTTAAAAGTTCTAGGCACCTTCACCACATAATCTGTGTGATAAAAGAAATACTTGGTTTTAGGCAGCGATAGCGGCGATAGCGACGATAGCGGCGATAGCGTCGACGGCAGCAGCGGCGTGTCTATCTTAAAACTCTTGTGATACTTCATATATCCGTCTTTGTTAGATTTAATAAAAGAGTTATTGCCTAGCCTGCTTCGCCTGCCTCGGCTAGAGACCATATACTGAAACCCATAGCATATAGCCAGTATCGGTAAGCGAGAACGCATAATACTCTCGTCTATTGTTGAATGCCTGCGACCTTTAACAAAATAGTTGGAGCCAGTTATTATTATGCCGCTAACGCCGCTATCGCTGCTGACGCTATCCTTTTTGTTTCTTAAAACATCCCGAATGCCCTTAGTATCGTCCCAATCTTTAAAGATAATCTTATGACCTTTTAAGGCATTCTCATAGCCTTTTTTAAACTTATTAAATAATGCTCTTGTGCTATACATATTGATTACTAGAAATACCATAGATGTATGTAATTACTGTACTCTAATATTTATGTTCCATTTTTAATTTATTATCTATGTAAATTATAGATAATAAATTAAAAATGGATAAATTTACCTGTTTAACTTCTCAAATAGACGACCAAAATTCTAAAAATCGTTTTCTTGAATTTATCAATATAGGAGAAAATTTAGACTTATTAGAAAACCAAATAAAACTTTATATTGTAAACCAAAATAGATTGAAGTATTCTACTGGAGGTCGTCGCAATAAAACAAATGAAAAAGATATGAAAATGGACGATATTAAGAAATTATGTAAAAATAATGAAATAAAACTTTCAAAAACAGTAAATGACAAGCGTATTATTTATACAAAGAAGGAACTAATAACAAAACTAAGGAAAAAGAACATATTATAATTAGTATCCCAGAAGCCTTCGCCATCTCTCTTTTATTAAAAACACAAGAATATATATAAGAGGATATCTCCATAATTATATAAACATAAGAAGGAGATGAAAATCCTCTTCTTCGGTAGCAAGGGATGGATTGGGACACAGTTCGGCTTCTTCTTAAATAAGAATGGTATCACCTACATTAGCACAGATGTGCGAGCGGACGACGAGAAAGCCGTTGAAGAGGAGATTAAGTTGTATTCGCCAACACACATCATATCGTTTATTGGTAGGACGCACGGCGGCGAGTATAACACCATAGATTATCTAGAACTATCTGGGAAACTTAAAGATAATATTAGAGACAACCTATACTCACCCTTAGTGCTCTCTATACTTTGCGAACGCTATAATATCCACTATACATACTTAGGGACAGGTTGTATTTTTAGCAGCGACGACCCGACGACCACTAGCATAGACGACGATGCCCTTCCTAACTTCTTTGGCTCCTCTTATTCAACTGTCAAAGGATTTACGGACAGGCTCCAGCATTTGTATTCTAAGAATACGCTGAACCTGCGTATCAGGATGCCTATTGTTAATTACGAGCATAACAGAAACTTTCTAAGCAAAATCTTTAAATATGAGAAAATCTGCTCTATGGCTAACTCTATGACCGTATTAGAGGATATGTTCCCTGTCATTATGGATATGATGTCTAAAAATACTACAGGCACTTTTAATCTGGTGAATAAAGGGGTCATAACCCATAATGAAATCTTAGAAATGTATAAAAAGCATATTGACCCTTCGTTCGTGTGGAAAAACTTTAGCGTTGAAGAGCAGAACTCGGTGTTGCTATCAAAACGCTCTAATACGCAATTGTCTAACGACAAACTATACTCGCTATATCCAGATATCCCTGATATCAAAACATCTGTAGAGAAATGCGTTATTCAATATCACAAATAAAAAATGATATAGGACAATACCCACTTTATTTTTATAAAACATATTACTAAACTAAATATGACTAAATATACTTGTGAAACTTGTAAGAGCCAATACACTAAAAAACTAGAATATACGAAGCATATAAAGGGATGCCTTAAGAATGATGAGCCTGTCGCTTTACCAGACAAAGTATATCGTCTAAATTACATAGGTTCTAAGTTCCAATTGCTTGACTGGATTACAGAGATTATAAAGGATAAAACAGGATGGACTTCATTTGTCAATAAGAGGATTGGGGATATGTTTGCTGGAACTGGTATAGTATCTTATCATTTCCGGAAACATCTAGCGTGTGTCATTTCTAATGACGCCGAGTTATACAGTTCTATTATAACGCACGCTTTAACACGCTCAGTATATACTGAGAATTGCGAGAGAATTATAGGAGAACTTCAAGCCGACGAGACAAGCACGACAGCCAAGGCAGACGCCGCTAGCGTAGCCGAACACATAGGATATATCACAACCCATTACAGTCCTTATGGTGATAACGAGCGTAAGTTTTTTACGATTGAGAATGCGAAACGGATTGATTACATTCGCAATAGGCTAGAGGACATTTTAAAGAATAGCCATACCCTTACAAATGACGAATATCAGTTTATCCTTGCTTCTATAATTCTAAGTGCCGATGCTGTTAGTAATGTTCCCGCCGTATATGGTTGCTACTTAAGGGAATTTAAAGCGAAGGCTACAAAAAAACTGAGAGTAATGCCTATACATACGAATAGGACGCCTGCTACCGAAGGTTCTAATACTTACAATTGCGATGTATTGAATGAGGATTTTCTAGCATCTTTCACAGGCGACTTGGTATATCTAGACCCTCCATATAACGCTAGGCAATACTCTAAAAACTATTTTCCGCTAAATATAATTGCTAAAACGCCTAACAGCCTGCTAACAGAATTACCATTAAAAGGTAAAACAGGTATCCCTGCTGATTGTTTTATGTCGCCCTTTTGTAAGAAAGGGGCTGTCGCTGAAGATGCCTTTAATCGGCTCTTTAAAGGGCTACAGACTAAATGGATATTCCTGTCATATAATAGCGAAAGCATAGTGTCTAAAGAAAGGATGCTAGATATTATGAGTATCTATGGTGATGCTTCGGTTGTTGAAAGAGATTATAAGCGGTTCAAATCTTACGAATACAATAAAGACATAGAGATTAAAGAGTATTTATTCTGTCTTTCTAAATATCAATAATAGTTATATTATCTGCGAAGATTGTTAGGAAGTTTTCGTAGCACCAGCGAATAGCCATACTGGTTCTGCTTTTTGTATGAAATTGAAATTCAAGCAAGGCTATCTCCTTGCCTTCTATTACAACTTTTAGCGTTGATGAGTTTTTCCACGAAGCCCAATCACAAGTCCAAGTGAAAGTGTATTTAGATAATTCTTCTATATCTATTGGTCGGTGTAAAGTAATATAGCGGATTGTGCTGTTCTCCTTATTATAGTATATATTAGGACAATCAAAGGTATATTCAACAAATATAGGTATTATTTTTATTATTTCGGTTTGTATATATTGCTTTAGGTCTGCGATTGTTGTATATTCTATCCCTAGTAATTCACAGAACCTTTTTGGCTGCGTTTGCCCTATAACTTGGGGTGCAACTTTACCTACCCCTTTTTTTGTGGTTTTTGCTGAAAGATGCTTGCTAGCATCTGTGTCGCTAGCGATGCTTGTATAGTCATAACGGGAGCCTCTTTTTGCTGTATGGCTACACATCGGGAACAGTTCAAGAAGTTTAGAAAGTCTTGGCTTCAGTTTCTCGGGTTCTTCCATACCATACTTGTATTTCCCATCATACGGTATATTGTATGCTAGACATATCGCCATCTCAAATATTTTTCCAGTATCCTCTGTTTGTAATACTTGCTTCTCGCTCATCCTTAGCACCCTATATAGTAGTCTTCTATATTATCCAAGTCAGTTTTTTATATTATAAGGTAATTCTATAACATATCTAGAATACCTTAAAAATTGATATTATTTTTATAAAACATATTACTAAACTAAATATGACTAAATATACTTGTGAAACCTGTAAGAGCCAATACACTAGAAAACTAGAATATACAAAGCATATAAAGGAATGCCTCAAGAGTGATGAGCGAAGCGATACGACTGTAAAGGATACTGTGGATGCTGAGGATACTGATGATACAAAGGATACTCTAGACGAAGATATAGCAACTCCTAGCATAGCGACAGCAGCGCCTCCTGCCGCTGTCGCCCCAAATGATTTTGATAATGAAACTATAGAGGATTTAATAACCGATGACATTAGACTATATTGCGGGGACTGTATAGAAAAGATGAGTTTAATAGAGGATAATAGTGTTGATTTAGTATTATGCGACCTTCCCTATGGGACTACCAAATGTAAATGGGATACTATAATAAACCTAGATTTGTTGTGGAAACATTATAAGAGGATTGTCAAGAAACCGCAAGGTGTCATTTTGCTATTCGGGCAACAACCATTCACAAGTATGCTAGTATCATCTAATTACGAGTGGTTCAAGTATAACATCATTTGGAGAAAGAATAAGACGACACAGTTTCTATTAGCCAACTATAGACCTATGAAATGTATTGAGGATATCTGTGTATTCTCTAAGGGAGGCGCTGCTGCCGCCTCTATAAAAACAGGTAATATGACCTACAATCCGCAAGGGTTAAAAGCGGTGAATATAAAAAAGCAGAATAGCGAGAAACGCATAGGTAAGATGTTAAATCAGGCGCATCACTTAGGAGCAAATAATAAGTTGCTATCAAACGCCGAATATACCCAAAAATACACAAACTATCCTATAGAACTCATAGAGTTTGACATAGAGAACAGCACCATACACGAAACGCAAAAACCCGTGAAACTTATAGAATACTTGATTTTAACATATTCTAACGAAGGTGAAGTGGTTCTAGATAACACGATGGGTTCAGGGACTACTGGTGTAGGGTGTATAAATACAAAGAGGAAATTCATAGGAATAGAACTTACAGAAAAATACTATAAGTTGTCTAAGCATAGGATACGGGAGGCTATGGTGTCTATAACACAATCATCATCTCCATCTACACCTTAAATTACATATCATTACATATCAATATATAGTTTTCCTGCTTCGTTCTGCTTGATTACCACAGGGTTATTTATCAACAAATAATTTATAACATTAATTAACCCATCAACATCATCTCCTAGAACTCCTAAACTGCGATTACAAGAATTACAACAATAGCCTCTAAATTTATTTGTTTTATGGCAATGGTCAAATACTAATTTATTATTTTCATCTTGAATTTTATTACATATATTACATCTTGAACCTTCAGGGGCTGTATAAGGAACCCCTTCTTTTTTGGCTACATTTTTTGCTATAAATTTCCCTTTATTAGCAAAATTGGTACATTCATAACATTCAGGTCTTCTTAATCTATACCCTTTTCTATCAAATGCATCACTACCTGAAGTATTCCCGTTAAAATCTGTAAGTCGTCTCATAATCTTACACTTAGAACACTCTTTGTATTTAAGGAAAGCGTCATCATATTCTTCCTCTGGAGAATTGAAATATGCCTTATCCTTCTGCCTGATGTAGTTATTGGTCTCTTTAACACTAAATGTAGATTTAGCCATCTTTTTTAATTAATTTATAAGGATTTAAAATAATCAATTTTTTATTGCTAGGCACTTATATAGGCACATATTGTTCCTTAAATGCTTTTTTTATTATAGGTATATTATAGAATATATTATGAAATACATAGATGCTCTTAGAAAATATAATGAGAACAAGGATAAATGGTGTATGCCTCGCAAAGGTTCTGTGGATTACTTAGAGATACGAGATATAATGAAAGAGAAGGCAGCGACAGCGGCGACAAAGAAGACATCTTCGCTATCAAGGATTAAACTAGAATTGCTTAATGTATCTGGGAGGAATAACAATTGCTTTTTTAATTCCGTTTATCTGCTACTTAAGGAAACGAGCGACGGAGGCAAATGGAAGAGCGGCTCTTATTTAAGGAGATTTCTTACAGCCAGTTTTTTAGAGAAGGCTGAGATTACTAGGACGGTGCGAAGATTTCTAATGTATTTAGAACTGGTTCAACAGTATATTAAAGATGGTATGGGGAGTGAAGATATCGCAGAGTTGCTAGCGGTGAATGCTGTAGAGATAAGGTCATTACGAAAAGGCAATATTAAGAGACTTGATTTAACCAATCAAGAAGGAATAGAGAGATTATTAGACAGGCATTTTAAAGTTTTAGGGAGAATGCCCTCGCAGCCTGAAATGTCCTTGACTATTAATTACTTTAAAAATAAATACAATATTGTTGTTTTGTCAATCATCATAGATGATGCTAGGAAGCGAGACGAGTTGTTAGAAGAAGTTAGAAATAAGATTAATGAAAAGTTAGAAAATGCTATTAAATCGTCTGGCTCGTCTCGTCTCAGTAATAATATAAAAAAATACAGGTTTGGTGTTATCATAACTGACAATACGCATTACCAATTGCTTAAAATAAATAACAAGGTTCTAAGCACTATAGGGGAAATAAAGAGGTTTATTGCTTCGCAAAATACATCATTCAGTTTTCGTAGAACAAATGTAGCAAGTCGCTCTTCTTCCTAGAGGATAAATAATATATTATAGGGTATATTCTATTATCATTATAGGTATCATCAATTACATAACCTAGAATACTTCTATTACCATTACTGGTATCATAAATAATAAAAATAATAATACTAGGTATTTTAGCTAATGCGAGGAAGACTTAGATAAGTTAGAAACTTTTAGAGTTTTTTAGAAAAATATAAAGTTGTAAAAGTTTTTAGAAAAGTTAAAAGTTTATAAGTTTATAAAAGATAATAATAAATAATAGTAAGACTAAATAATAGTAATACTTAGCATACTTCTATTACCATACCTGATATTCTCTATGTTCTATCCCTAGCAAATCCTAGGGCACTAGCCGTGCTGCTTCGCTGCCGACCACTAAGATAATATAACAGATGTCTCTTACCACTACCTGTGTCATAAAGAATAAAAAGAATATTACTAGTTATTTTAGGGAAACCTAGAAACTTTTAGAGAAGTTAGAAACTTTTAGAGTTTTTTAGAAAAATATAAAGTTGTAAAAGTTTTTAGAAAAGTTAAAAGTTTATAAGTTTATAAAAGATAATAATAAATAAAGTTAAGTAATAATTATAGGTGCTTCTATAACCATTATAGGTATCTTCTATAACATAACCTAGTATCCTCTAGCATATAATGCGGGTTAGCGAAGCGCGCATAGTATATAAGGAAATATGCGAAGCATAAACACTCTTAATATATGATGCGATATTCCGCATAACACAACCTATCATACATCTATTACCATTACTGGTGTCATAAAGAATAAAAAGATTAATACTAGTTATTTTTAGAAACTTTTAGAGAAGTTAGAAACTTTTAGAAAAAAGAATAATAGTTTATAAGATAATAGAAATAATAAATAATAGTAATACTTAGTATCTCCTATTGTCATACTTGATATTCTCTATGTTCTATCCCTCGCAAATCCTAGGGCGCTAGACGCGCTGCTTTGCTGCCGACCACTAAGATATTTTAGAGTTTATCTCTTACCATTACTGGTGTCATAAAGGATATTACTATGTATTTTTAGGAAGACTTAGAGAAGTTAGAAACTTTAGAGATTTTTAGGAAAATATAAAGTTGTAAAAGTTTTTAGAAATAGTAAAAAGTTTCTAAGTTTGTAAAAGATAATAATAAATAAAGTTAAGTAATAATTATAGGAGACTTCTATTACCATTATAGGAGACTTCTATAACATAACCTAGTATCCTCTCGCATATAATGCCGTATATCGCATACTATATAAGGAAATAATGCACGGTAAGCGAAGCATACCTAGCATAAATACTCTTAATATATGATGCGATATCCCGCATAACACATCAATAATACTTCTATAACCATTATAGGTATCTTCTATAACCATACTTGATGCTCTCTATGTTCTATCCCTCGCAAATCCTAGGGCGCTAGACGCGCTGCTTCGCTGCCGACCACTAAGATATTTTAGAGTTTATCTCTTACCATTACTGGTATCATAAATGATAAAAAGGATAATACTAGTTATTTTAGCGAATGCGAGGAAGACTTAGAGAAGTTAGAAACTTTTAGAGATTTTTAGGAAATTAGAAAGTTGTAAAAGTTTTTAGAAATAGTTAAAAGTTTCTAAGTTTGTAAAAGATAATAATAAATAAATAATAGTGATACTTAGAGCCTCCTATTGTCATACTTGATGTCCTCTATGTTCTATCCCTCGCAAATCCTAGGGCGCTAGACGCGCTGCCGACCACTAATATAACATAGCAGATGTCTCTTACCATTACTGGTGTCATAAAGAGTAAAATAGATAATACTAAGTTATTTTTAGAGAAACTTAAATAAGTTAGAAACTTTTAGAGATTTTTAGGAAAATAGAAAGTTGTAAAAGTTTTTAGAAATAGTTAAAAGTTTCTAAGTTTGTAAAAGATAATAATAAATAAATAATAGTAATACTTAGAGCCTCCTATTGTCATACTTGATGTCCTCTATGTTCTATCCCTCGCAAATCCTAGGGCGCTAGACGCGCTGCTTCGCTGCCGACCACTAATATAACATAGCAGATGTCTCTTACCATTACTGGTGTCATAAAGAGTAAAATAGATAATACTAGGTTATTTTTAGAGAAACTTAGATAAGTTAGAAACTTTTAGAGATTTTTAGGAAAATATAAAGTTGTAAAAGTTTTTAGAAATAGTTAAAAGTTTCTAAGTTTGTAAAAGATAATAATAAATAAATAATAGTAATACTAGGATACTTCTATAACCATTATAGGTATCTTCTATAACATAACCTAGTATCCTCTCGCATATAATGCGGGTTAGCGAAGCGCGCATACTATATAAGGAAATATGCGGAGCATAAATATTCTTAATATATGATGCGGTGTATCGCATAACACATCAATCATACATCCTATTACCATTACCGGTGTCATAAAGAATAAAAGAATATTACTAGTTATTTTTTGGAAAACTTTAAAAAAATTTTTAGAAAAATAAATAATAGTTTATAAGAGGCTATGCCTTCTCCTTAAATACTTTTTATATTACACCGCACCCGCTGCTAATCGCCACTAATCGCCACTAATCGCCACCGCTACATCCGCCACTATCCTCTTACTAGACGCCCATAATCTTCTCAAACTTCTTAATATAGGCATCTATGGTGCCGTTGTTAAATAGAATGATATCATAAGGGATATTAATGTATTCTTGCTCTGATTTGTGGCTAGCACCGGAACCGGAACCAGCACCTCTAGTATCAGGTCTAATAACCCTTATAATCGCTATATCATCTTTGCGAATTTTAGGAATACTAAATAACATCTCGTATTCGTGGATAAATCGCAAGTCGCTTATAACGAACCTTTGCTCCTCGTTAGCGTCCATCTTTGTTTTTATATAATTCTTCAAGGTATTCGCAAAGAAGTTTCTCTTAATATCAGGCAGCAAATCCTGTATTTTCTCTTGCATCACCTCTGTCCCGAAGAATTGTAATGCCGCCCTCGGCGTAATCCCCCACCGTTCATCCACAATATCCTTTTTACCCGTTCCTTTGTCCTCGCCTATCCCTACTTGGTCGTCGTCAAAGTTAAACAAGGTTTTAATAGCGTGCTTTAGAGGTTCGGCAAAAGAAACTCTTTCGTAATTATATTTGCTAACTAGATGCTCTGCTAACACATCCTTACCACTCCTCTTGGCTCCACAAATCGCTATAATACGAGGCATTTTGGAATGCGGATGCTGCGACAACATATCTATATACCTACTATACCTATCTATATATAAGACATAGACGCACATATATCAATTTTTAATATCACTATATACCCCTCAAAATATAAAAAATGATTTGGTATTTAAGAATTATTTAATAATAAGATAATACAACTTAATAATGTTTTCTAATGTTTGCTGGGATGTTCTGGATATCTATTTCCAAAAAGGCGGCTCTCCCGAATCGTCTAATCCTCTAGTAAAGCATCAAGTTGACAGTTATAACAAGTTCATAGACAATACCTTAGGGCAAATTATAGGCGGTTTTAATCCTATCAAGGTTAAGATTACAAACCAGAAGGCAGAGTTGCCTGACAACTCCTATAATATCTCTATCAACATCCTCAACCCCAGTATTGTTAAGCCCAACTATCAACTCCCTGACGGAACCCAGAACATTATGACGCCCTATATTGCTCGTATGAATAATATGACATATTCTAGCGGCATCTATGTTAATGTGCATATTTCCACCGAAATTACCAATAAGAGCGGTATGACCGAGAAGTTTGACAAGACGGTTAATGGCGTTTATATCGGCAAAATCCCCATTATGGTTCGCTCTAAACTCTGCGTCCTTAGCCAGATGCAAGGGATTTGCGAAGAGAACAAGAACGAGTGTATTTACGATTTCGGCGGCTATTTTATCGTGAATGGTAATGAGAAGGTGCTGATTTCCCAAGACCGCATTAACGAAAATAAGGCACTCGTCTTTCACCCCAACAATAATGCCGAAGGACTGTATGCCGAAATTCGCTCTATGTGCGACTCCACTTATCTGCCGCCGAAGACGACTTGCCTGAATATGAGCGGCAAATTAAATCATATGGGGCGCATTATTCGCATCAATACATCGTTCATTCGTAGCGAGGTGCCTGTCTTCGTGATTTTCAGGGCTCTAGGTATCTTGAGCGACCGTGAGATTATCAATCATATCGTCTATGATACGGACAGCGAGAAGAACCAGCGTATCATTAACGAACTGATGGCGTGCTGCGAGGACGCTTGCGATATCAACACGCAGGAGCAGGCAGAGAATACGCTTATTAAGATTATGATTGGAGTGAATAAGAACAACGACCACGAGACCAATAAGGCGCAACTTCACAACAATCTCTTAAACGATTTTCTGCCCCATGTAGGCAAGTCTTACAGACGCAAGGCTCTCTATGTCGGCTACATTATTCGCAAGATGATACGCATCTATCTCGGGTATGATACTTACGACAATCGTGACTCGTATATCAATAAGCGGGTGGATACCCCAGGTGTCTTGATGAGTAATCTGTTCCGTCAGTGTTATGGGAAGATGACAAAGGAACTGAAGATAGCGATTGAGAAGGAACTGAACTTGTGGCGTGGAAATGCTAACATCCCTATTTCCAATATAATATCAGACATTAGTATCCACAGATTTTTCAAGCAATCACTTCTTGACTCGTGGATTAGGTATTCGCTATCCACAGGCAACTGGGGCATCAAGAGTATCGGCACCTTCCAGAATATCAAGCAAGGCGTCTCGCAGGTTCTTAATCGTATGTCATACGCCAGCACTCTGTCGCATATGAGACGCATTAATACGGCGATGGAGAAGAACGGCAAACTGGTCCAGCCACGCAAACTTGACAATTCGCAGATTGGTATGATATGTCCTGCCGAAACCCCTGAAGGCAGTTCTGTCGGTCTGGTTAAGAATATGGCTCTTAGCACCAACATCTCAATCGCTATGAATAGCATTCATATTCGGCGGATTTTGGTAAATCTCGGGGTGGTCGTTTATGACGACAGTTATAGTATGGCGAACCCTGAGAAATCGCCTATTGAATACCTGAAGCAGATGGGAAACGAAAATAATGTGTATGTTATGGTGAATGGGGATATTATCGGCTATTATACGAACCCTGACAAGTTGTATTCAACCTTGAAGCATTATAAGCGCAGCGGCATCATATACCCGATGACCTCTATCGTATGGAATATCCAGAAGTCGTGTATTATCATTAGCACGGAAGCGGGGCGAATGTATAGACCGCTCTATATCGTGGATATTGACCCAATCACAAATAAGCGTGAGTTGCGGATTGCAAGAATATTGCGGAGAAAGGGCATCAGTTGGAAGGAGTATATTGCGGACAAGCACTTTGATTACTTTGTAGTCCCTAACGAAGTCTCTAAAAATCAGGACGACCCTGAGAAGTATTTGGACGAAGAGGGGTTTATTGAATATATGGACTGCGACGAAATCAATTCGGCGATGCTCGCTACATTCCCTGCCGATTTGGAGGAAGGTATTAAAGGGACTGCGTTGCCGCCGTTTTATACCCACAGCGAAATTCACCCAAGCCTAATGAACGGTATCCTCGGCGTTAATATCCCATTCAGCGACCACAATCAGTCGCCTAGGAACTGCTATCAATGTGCTATGGGTAAGCAGGCACTCGGCGTATATATGAGTAATTTTAACAAACGCATAGATACGATGGGTAATATCCTGAACTATCCGCAAAAGTCGCTCGTATATACTAAATTGTCTAAATATACGATGGCGCACAAATTACCTTCAGGGGTTAATGCGATTGTTGCGATTATGACGCATACTGGGTTTAATCAGGAAGATAGTATTATGGTTAATCAGTCGGCTCTAGACAGAGGGCTCTTCACCAGCACCTATTATAAGGCGATGCGTGATACCTGTAATAAAAATCATAGCACCGGCGAGGAGGAGTTATTCACGAACCCTACCAACATCTCTTCGCTGAAGCCATACTCCTACGAGAAACTGAATGACGACGGCTTTGTTTCTAAGAATACATTTGTGAATGGGAATGATGTTATTGTCGGCAAGGTTATGCCTAAGAAGGCAAATGGCGTTATCACATATCAAGATAGTAGTATGACGATGAAAGCGAATGACGAAGGATATGTTGATATGAATTATAATGGGGTTAATAGCGAAGGCTACAAGTTCTGTAAAGTGCGTATTCGCAAGAACCGGAAGCCTGAGATTGGGGATAAATGTGCTAGTTGTAGCGCCCAGAAAGGGACTATTGGGATGATATACAGGCACCAAGATATGCCCTTTACGAAGGACGGAATTGTGCCTGATATCATTATGAACCCGCACGCTATCCCTTCTCGTATGACGATAGCACAATTAATGGAATCCATTATGGGAAAGGCTTGCTGTCATATTGGGGCGTTTGGCGATTCAACTCCATATACTGACTGTTCGGTTGAAGGAATTACGAAAGTGCTAGAGATGTCTGGTATGGAGAAATACGGAAATGAGATTATGTATAACGGGCGGACGGGCGAGCAAATACACACAGATATCTTTATTGGACCCACATATTACCAGAGGTTGAAGCACATGGTGTCAGACAAGGTACACTGTCTTACTGAGGAACACGAGGTATTAACAGAGGACGGCTGGAAGTTCGTGAATACGATTACCACACAAGATAAGGTAGCGGTTCTTAAGGATGATAAGTTGGTTTATGAGGAGCCGATGGAAGTCCATAAATACCCTGAATACTCTGGGACGATGTATAATATCAGTAATACGCTGATTGACTTAAACACGACTATAGAACATAGGATGCTTGTCAGCAGTGGTAGCAGCGGCGGTAGCGGATATCGCCTAGAGAAGGCTAGCGATATTATCGGGAAATGCGTTAGATACAAGAAAGATTGTGTTTGGGATGCTCCTGATTATCAGTTTGTAATCCCTGTAAGCAACAAGGAGATTAATATGGAGGCGTGGCTAGAATTCTTCGGCAAATGGATTGCTAGCGATTGTGATAAGAAGATTATGTGTCAGTTCGGCTCGCATTTGCCTGACGATACCTTTAATATCACATATTACCTAAATTACCTGATAGACAACAAATACAAGGATACATTATATTTGCCCGAATGGGTATGGAAGTTGAGTAGCCGTCAAGTGCGTATATTGATGAAGTCTATGATTGCCGCAAATATGGCGACAGGAGGTTATAAGTATGACAATATGTTCTGTAGCAAATACGAGAGATTGGCGGATGATATGATGAGGCTGTGTATTCACGCTGGATGGAGCGGCGTGAAGAGCCTGTGGAAAGACGCAGGCTTGAAGGATGGCGGCTTGAAGGACGGCGGCGTATGGAAGATTACTATTATCAAGAAGCAGAACAGCCCTTATGCGAATGCACGCTATGCTAAGAAGGAGAAGCATCATAACGAGCGTGTCTATAACTATACAGGCGCCGTTTATTGTATCAGCGTATCTAGCGAGGTGTTTATGGTTAGACGCAACGGCAAGTCCGTATGGACGGGTAATTCGCGCGGCTCTAATGGTCCAATTGTGATGCTAACAAGGCAGCCTAGCGAAGGCAGAGCACGCTCAGGAGGATTGCGACTAGGAGAGATGGAACGGGACTGCTTTATCGCTCACGGCACATCTAATTTTCTAGCGGAGAGGATGCTGCATGTATCCGACAATTACAGGGTATTCATTTGTAAGAAATGCGGGATGCACGCAAATGTCAATACTGAGAAGAGCATTTACAGTTGCAAGTATTGTAAAAATAATACAGATATCGCACAAGTCCGGATGCCTTACGCCTTTAAACTGCTAAATCAGGAGTTGTATTCTATGAATGTTATGATGCGATATGTGTGTAATTAGAGCCGTCCGTCTGCCGCCCGTCTGCCGCCCGTCTGTCGTCCCTATATTATATGAGGCTAACACTTAAGTATATATTATGGTATTATATAGATAGAATATGTATAACTTGAAGACACTTATATTATTTTTTATATTTTGTATGGGCGGTAGCAGCAGTAGCGGCGTTAGCGGCGTTAGCGGCGGCGATAAACATAACCATCGCAATATCTCGCTATTTAATAGGAATATATGTAGAGACGGAGCCTCTAATAGAAGACTAGTATATTATACGAGTAGCCATAGGGTCGCTAAGCATTACCGTAATCCTTATGCGGTAGTCGCTAAGGATGTATTGAGAAAATATCTCTATATTGTTAATATCGTGGTGATTTATATAATTTTATATGCTTTATAATAATAGGATAGGTATATAATATTATATGGGTGATTATAAGGTGCTTGTCGTAGTAGATATACAGAATTGTTTTATTCAAGGAGGTTCTCTTGGTAGTGAAAAAATAGAAGATTTAAAGAAATATATTGATTTAGTTAAAGAGGTTGATGATAAAATCTCTAAAGGCAATTATGACCTCGTTGTATTTAGTAAAGATATTCACCCGTTGAACCATTCATCTCTTTCTGACAATACATCGCCTCAATATGGTGTTTTTACATATCACTGTAGAAATACTACAAAGAACTGTATAAAAGATACTGAAAATCCTGCTACCGCCGCTTCCGCTACTACTTATATGTCATCTGCTGCTAAAGAGATGATAAGGAAAATTTTATGTAATAGAAAAGGTATCTCGGGTAAATGTAGAAATGAAAAAGAACGCTTTTATGATAAAAAAGATGTTTATGATGATAATGATTTCAATTTTTATAATCCTAGATTTAAAAGAGCATTTACAAGGATATTAACAAATGATGCTAGTAAAACCAGTAAAACCAGTAAAATTAGTATGATTAGTGAAATTATAGAAGATGTTAAAAATGAAATGGATGACAAAAAATATGATATAAATTATGGAAAAATTAAAACTTTAGAAGATTTGCTAAGGGATTATCTTGATAATCCAAAATTAGACGATGATAGTAAGGGATTTTTAAGAGGTTTATTAAATGATAAAAAATATAAGGGTTTAAAAGTTCAAGGATTAGATTTAAATTACTTATTTTATGGTACGAGTTTAAAAGATATAATATATGCTTTAAATACTAATACTAATAGTGAAATAGGTATTATACAAGAAGAACATATTGATGAACCAGACTATAATGATACAGCATATAATGTTGATAACTTAGAATATAAAACTAGGAATGCTAGTACTAGTGCTAGTGCTAATGCTAATACTAAATTTATTAGTATAGCAAAGGGGCAATATTGCGATTACGAATCATATTCGGCATTCAATTATCATACCAAAATAGAAAAAGATAAAACTAATTCAATTATCTATGATGTATTTGGTAAATTTGATAGCAGTTTGAATAAATTAACACCATTATCTGCCGAAAAAAGATATAGTACTGGACTATTTGAATATATATTAAAATCTTTTGACGAGCAAAGCGGTAGTAAAAGAAATATCAATATAGATGTGTGCGGATTAGTTACTAATATCTGTGTTGTCAATACGGTTCATCAAGGAATTGCTATGTGGGAACAAGTATATAAAGGATATTATAAGAATATAACTTGTAAGTTTAACTTATTAGAATATTTGTCAATTCCATTACCTGTTCCTGTGCCTATACCATATTTAAAATATAACTATGCGCTACAAATCAATAAAGAAGCAGATTTAGGTAAAATGTTATTACAACTAACTAACTTAAAAACCCTATTAACAACAAAATTTCAAGATGATGTTTTAGCACCAAATCCTAGTATAAGAGATGAAGAAATATCTTATACTGTAGATTTTAATATAAATTTACAAAAAACACTTACAGAATATATTAATCAATATATTAATCAACTTAATCAAATTAATCAAAATATTAGAAGTTCAACATTAAATTTTACTCATATTACACCACAAACGGGAGGAAAAAAACTTAAGAAAGCGGCACCGAAGAAAGCGAAAGCACCTAAAGCGGCACCGAAGAAAGCGAAAGCACCTAAAGCGGTTCCTAAGAAAGCGAAAGCGGCGAAGACGGCTCCTTAAAATTATATATTGTTTATTTTTTCTAAATAAAAGACCTTTACACATATAAACATAAGCATCCAATATATATTCATATACTAACGACTAACGATATATGGACGGTAATAACCATAAGTTATATGGCGTTCTAGGAGTTGCTAGGGACGCTTCCGCTGATGATATTAAGAGGGCTTATAAGAAACTGGCTATGATACATCATCCGGATAAGAACAAGGGCGACGAGAAGGCAGAGGAGAAGTTCAAGGAGATATCGGCAGCATATAATGTGCTGAGCGATGATACTGAGCGGGCTAAGTATAATGACATAGGAGACGCTAACTATAACAACGGGTCAGGACAGGAGATGAATAGAGGACAGCATAATCCCCACGATATCTTTGAGGCATTCTTTAGAAGTAGGGGCGGCGTAGGCGGTATGGGTGGTGCATTTGGCGGCTTTGACGAAGATATATTCTCGTTCGGTCAGGGGGGCGGAGGCGCTAGCGGCGCCAATAGACCACCGAAGAAAGCCTCGTCAATAGAGAAGACATTCGTATTTAATCTGGACGATGTATATGCTGGTATTAATAAGGATTTAAATATAAATATTCGCAAATATTGCCTGAAGTGTAATAAGAAATGCGGCAAATGCGATGGGCGCGGTATAATACAGCAGATACGCAGTATGGGATTTATGCAACAAATCTTCCAAGGCTCTTGCGACAACTGCGAAGGCACCGGAATAACGATTGAAGGCAAGCCAGACTGTAAAACCTGCTGCGGCAAAGGGTATTACAACGAGGACAAGAAGGCAACGCTTATCATCCCTAAAGGGATTGACGAGACTTACAAGACGGCTTTTCCTGAACTAGGAGAGCAGCCGAAAATACCCAACATTAAACCTGGCGACCTGATAATACACATTAAGATAGAGGAGCACAAGCATTTTATCAGGAAAGGTAATGACCTGTATTACAAAACCGAGATATCATTTGTTGACTCGGTTTTAGGTAAAGATATGGTGATACCATATTTTAAAGAAAAAATAAACATAAATACCAACATATTCGGGGTTATCTCTAATGGTAAGAACTATCTATTAGAAGGTAAAGGGATGCCTGTATTAAACACGGCAAATAAAGGGAATATGTTTATAGAGTTCTCTGTTAAATACCCGAAGATTAAGAACGCAGAGAAGATAGAGGAACTCAGGGTATTACTTAATGAGGTCTTCTAGAAGTCTTTCTAGGAGGTCTTCGGGTATTAATATTCCATATTCTTTTTACTTTCAATAGCATATAATATATTGTAGATAGGGTCTAGATTGATATTGTCGTTATATCCGTATTTCTTTATGAACTGTGCTAGCATTATTGAGTTTTTGTCTGACAGTTTCTCGTCTAGGCTGGAGGTTATATAGTATTTGTATTTTTTCGTCGCTATCTTCTTGCGGTCAATAAAATATACCTTGTTATTATCTTTGTCATAGTAATCAACATAACGCTTTTTCTTTTCGGCTAAGTCAAATACATAAAAGGCATTACTCATCTTGCTGATATTGTCGCTAGGTGCGAATAATACGGGCGATAGGATACGGTGCTGCCCGAAAGTTATGGTTGTTTGCTCGGCTATAAAGTTATACTCAAATTTAAGGAGAAATTCCTTGGCTACATTATTGGTATTATTAACATGCGCTATGTATATATTATAAATATACGAGTTGTCATTATCGTTAATATTCAGGTTGATAATGTCGTTTATATCGGTACATCTCGTCATCTTGTCTGCTATGCGATATATGTAATCACGATACAACACATAGAATGTCCCGCAAATTATAAGTAAAAAGAGTATATTTATAAAGATTTGGTAATAGGATATATTGGTATCGGTGATTTCTGTAAGTTCTAGCAGATACTCATTAGATGCGTTATCAACGCCTTCTATTAGCACTTGAATATCATTAACAATATTATTTATATTACTCATTTAGTGTCTTTTAATTATATGTTATATATTATATATTGGGAAGATATCCTTTGCGGCTTCTCGCTACTTAAGGGAAAAAGCATATAAGGACAGTAGGACACCTACATATCCCTCGCTACTTAAGGAAAATAGGGTATTATAGAGGTATCATCATATATAATACATATCTTTTAACAACTGGTATCATATATTATACATATCTTATACATCAGGTATCATATATTATACATATCTTTTAACAACTGGTATCATATATTATACATATCTTATACATCAGGTATCATATATTATACATATCTAATACATCAGGTATCATATCATATACATATCATATACATCAGGTATCATATCTTATACATATCTTATACATCAGGTATCATATCTTATACATATCCCTTGCTACTTAAGGAAAAAAGCATATAAGGACAGTAGGACACCTAGATATCTCTCGCTACTTAAGGAAAATAGCATATTATAGAGGTATCATATCATATACATATCTATTACAACTGGTATCATATCATATACATCAGGTATCATATAATATACATCAGGTATCATATCTAATACATATCATATACATCAGGTATCATATCTTATACATATCTATTACATCAGGTATCATATCTAATACATATCATATACATCAGGTATCATATCTTATACATAT